AATGAAGCCGCAGCATCTGCTGATGCTTTTGATGATGTTTATTTAGGTTCTAAATCTTCTGATCCAACTACAGATAATGATGGTGATGCTTTAGCTGCTGGTATGCTTTATTATAATACTACTTCAACTATTATGCGTATTTATAGTGGTAGTGCATGGGAAAACGTAGCTGTAAGTACAAGTGGTTTTGCAACTTTAGCTGGAGTAGAAACGCTTACAAACAAAACTTTAACTTCACCAAAAATAAATGAAGATGTAGTAGTAACTTCTACTGCAACAGAATTAAATAAATTAGATGGTGTTACATCAACTACTGCTGAATTAAATATTCTTGACGGAGTAACTTCTACTGCAACAGAATTAAATAAATTAGACGCATTAAGTAGAGGAAGTATTCTTTATGGAAATGCTAGTGCTGTTACATCAATTTTAACAACTGGTACTGTTGGTCAATTTTTAACAACAGATGGTACTGATATTTCTTGGGGTGATGCTTCTTCTGGAAGTATAGCATATGGATTATTTTCTAAAATTGACCCAACAGTTGTTGCTTGGGATAAAACAGGTGCTTTCACAATGGAGACTAACACAGGATTATACATTGAAGTTAATGGTGATGTTAAAACTATAGCTTCAGCAACTTCTATTACTATGCCATCAGCTACAGCTGGAACAGATTATGCTATTTGGTGTACAACTGCTGGTGCTTTAGAAGCAACTACAGACCATGTTAGTCCACCATCAGCAAATGCTAGAAAAGTAGGTGGATTTCATTATGCTCCTGGTGGAAACGCAACAGGAACATCAGGTGGAGATACTACTGCATCAATTAACGAATATTCATTATGGGATTTAAAATGGAAACCTAATTGTCCAGACCCAAGAGGTATGACTTTAGTTGGTGGACATTTTTGGTCAGATATTTATTTAACAGGAGTTGACCATCATACTAATGGAACATCTTATTATAATGTTACAATAGCAGATGGAAGTTCACCACCTAAAGTACCAAGTTTATTTGGTGGTAATGGTTCAACAACTTATGGTTCTTATACTTGGTGGGAACAAGCTGAACTATTATCTTCTCATGGGAAAAGACCACCTACTTATCAAGAATTTTCTGCATTAGCTTATGGAACTACAGAAGCAAGTTCAAGAGGAAGTGACCCAACTACAACACAAATGAGTGCAACAGACGATAACTTTACTTCTAAATGGGGTGTTATCCAATCTACTGGCTGTATAAATACTTGGGGTAATCATTTTGGTGGACCAAATGGTTCTTCGGCTTGGACTGCTAATACTGAAGGTCGTGGTTCGACTCACAGTCTTTCTAACGCCGTGTTTCTCGGTGGTCCTTGGTTTAATGCTTCTCTCTCTGGGTCACGTGGTTCTGGATGGCATAATGCTCCTACTCATTCTGCTAACAGTGTTGGGTCTCGTGGCGTCTGCAATCATAAGGTAGGAGAATAATATGAAATATATAATTAACACCAGACAAGACTTAAATAAAATTCAAGGCACACCTGAATATAATGAATTTATTATTTTACTAAAAGGTACTATGAGTAGAAAGCAAAACATTCAAACCTATCCTGATAATTATAATGAACCTGATTATGATGGTGCAACACTAGAACCTATTTGGACTGATATAGAAGATTTATCTACTATTGAAAGATTTGAATTTACTAAAGAAGATTTTGAATAATGGCATATATAGGAGAAATGATATGGCTTTAATAAAATTAAACAATAATTCGATATCAGCAGTAAGTGCTTTTGCAGATGATGCAGTAACAACTACTAAGATTTTGGAGAACGCATAATGGCATACATCGGACGACAACCTGAAATAGGAAATTTTCAAATGTGCGATGCAATTTCTGTTGTAAATGGTCAAGCATCATACAATATGCAAGTTGCAGGAATTAATGTAATTCCAGGATCTAACTTTAACGTAATTTGTTCACTTAATGGTGTAGTACAGAAAGCTGGAACTAGCTTTGTAATTAGTTCATCACAGATTGTATTTTCGCAAAATCTTGTGACAGGTGATGTTATAGATTTTATATTAATACTGGGTTCAGTTTTGGATTTAGGAGTACCAAGTGATGGTACAGTAACAAGTTCAAAATTAGCAACTAATATTGGTATTGCAGGCACTTTAGATGTTGAAGAAATTATAACAACATCAAATGCAAATTTAAAACTTGCACCTGATGGTTCAGGTCTTGTAGAAGTTAAAGGTAATGGAAGTAGTGTTGTTGGTAAAATACAATTAAATTGTCAAAATAATTCTCACGGAGTTGGTATACAATCTCCACCCCATGCTTCTCAACAATCTTATACATTAACTTTACCAACAACTGCTCCACAAAATAATAAAGTTTTGGGTGTTGATTCTAGTGGTCAGTTATCTTTTACTGATGCTTCTATTCCAGCACCAACTGTAACATCTGTGTCACCAGTAGCTATTCCTGATAGTGCCGATACAGCAATTACAATTACAGGAACAGGATTTACAGATAACCCACAAGTACAATTTATTAATTCAAGTGGTGTTATAACTAATGCAGCTACTGTTAGCTATACAAACTCAACAACTATTGCAGCTACTTCAGGAAGTCTAGCTGATGCAGCATATTTTATTAGAGTAGAAAACACTAATGGTACTGCTGGTCAAAGTGGTTCAGCAATACTTAATGCTTCAGGTGTAGTTACATGGTCAACTACTGCTGGTTCTATTGGTGCTGTTGCAAAAGGTGGTAGCACTTCTTTTGCAGTTTCAGCAACTTCAGATAGTGCTGTAACTTATAGTATTTTATCAGGTGCTTTACCAAGTGGTTATTCTTTAAATACTTCTACAGGTGCAATTACAGGTACAGAAAATAGTTCTATAGGGTCAAGTACAACTTACAATTTTACTATTAGAGGAACAGACGTTGAAACACAAACAGCAGACAGAGCATTTAGCTTAACTGTTATTGTTATTGCTAGTGTCGAATACTTAGTAATCGGTGCTGGTGGTGGTGGTGGTGCTGGTCAAAGTGGTGTTGGTGGAAATCCAAATGGTGGTGGCGGAGGCGGAGGTGGTATTGTTACAGGTACTTTAAATATGACACCATCTACTGATACCTCTACTGTTACTGTTGGTAGTGGAGGAAGTTCAGGTGGTTCTAGTGGTGGCACAGGTGGTGCTGGTGGTCTTTCAAAATTTGTATTTTCAGGTAACTCAACTACTTATCAAGCTGGAGGTGCTGGAACTGCTAATAGAAGTGGTGGTACTTCAGGTTCACCTCAATCTAATTCAGGTGGTGGTAATTCTTCAACTTATGGTGGAGGCGGTGGCGGTGGTGCTGGTGGTTCAGGTGGAACTGCTACAGGCTCACATGGATATAATACTGCTGGTGGTGGTGCTGGTTTATACTACGCTAACTTTTCACAATTTGGTTACAACGGATATTTTGGTGCTGGTGGTTCAGGTGCTTATAACGGAGCTAACAGTACTGGTGGTGCAGGAGTAGATACTAACGCAACAGCAACAAACTATGGTGCTGGTGGTGGTGCTGGTTCAGGTGGTGGAACTGCTGGTACAGGTGCTGGTGGTGCTGTAATATTTAGATACTCTGGTAGTACAGTTTTTACAGGTGGTACTATTACAGAAGTAGGTGGATATACTTATCATTTATTTACTTCAAGTGGGAGTCTTGCTTAAGGTCTAGATGAATATAGAGCTAAAAACTTTAGTATCCTTTGTACCTATGCTCTTATTAATAGGAATAACTTATGGTACAATGAATACTAAAGTAACGGCTTTAGAAATTAAAGTAGATTCTCTTAACACTATACAAAGAGACGTAGCCATCATTAAAGAAAAAATAATGTGGATGGAAAAGTATTTAGTTAACAGAACACAAGCATCTCTCAGAGAGTAAGGGGCACGGAAAAATGCCATTAATACAATTAACAGCTCCGCCAGGAGTTATCACAGACGTCACAGACTACCAAGCACAGATGCGTTATACAAATGCGGACAAGGCTCGTTTCTTTCAGGGGTATGCCGAGAAGATAGGGGGCTGGACTAAGCGGTTTAGCTCAGCGCAAATCAGTGGTGTGTGTCGAAACATTCTTCCTCATAGAGATTTAAACGGAGCTAAGTTTATTTTAATGGGTACTTCTACCCATGTTTTTGTAGAGTATGGTGGCAGTGTTTATGACATTACTCCATATAGAACAGATACAATCAGCTTAACAAATCCATATACTACAGGCGCAGCAGGTACTAGTGTTGTGACAGTAACAGATACAGCACATGGTTTAGCCAATACTGATCCAGGCTCTCGCGTAGTTATTGATACAGCAGTGACACTTGATGGTGTTACTATTGCAGCGGGAGAGTACGTAGCTACTTATATAGACGCTAACTCTTACACTATAACAGGTTCAGGTACAGCCACATCAGGCAGCGTAACTGGAGGAGGTTCAGTAGACTTACGTTATCTTGTTAACAACGGACCGACTGATGGTTTAACAGGCTATGGTTTTGGTGGTGGTCTTTGGGGACAGTCCTCTTGGGGTACAGCTAGAAGTTCATCAGGTGTTGTTTTATCACCACGAGTTTGGTCAATGGATACGTGGGGTGAAGACATCGTAGCATCTGTAGGAGGCGGCGAAGATACTATATATTATTTTGATATCAGTGCATTCTTAGCAGCGCCTACAACTTTCAGAGGCACTACACTATCTTATTATATTGTTAATACTTTAAGCGGAGATGCATCACAAGTCCCTACTAAAGTAGGACAAGTCATGGTATCTACACCAGACAGACACTTAATCTGTTTTGGTTCTACTCCTGTAGGTTCATCTGTCTATGACAGAATGACTGTACGATTCTCTGATCAAGAAGATTTCATAACATGGACACCTCAACTTATTAATACAGCAGGTGAACAAAGACTAGGTACGGGAAATAATATTGAAGCAGTAGAGAAAGGGCGTGGTCAAATATTCTTATGGACAGATGCAGACGTCTATTCTATGCAGTTTATCGGCCCTCCTTTTACATTTTCATTCTCAGTGTTGGGAGAAATATCTGGTACCATATCCAAGAATGCGGCAACTACAATTGAAGGTGCTTCGTTTTGGATGGGCGTAGACAACTTCTATATGTTTGATGGTGCGGTTAGAACTTTAGAATGCCCTGTACTAACTCATGTGTTTAATGACTTTAATCAAGTACAAAGGGAAAAAGTTTTTTGTGGACAGAACATTAAGTTCAATGAGCTGTGGTGGTTTTATCCATCAGAAGGATCTACGGATGTGGATAAGTATGCCATTTATAATTACATAGATAAGACTTGGTCTATTGGTAACTTAGGTAGAACAGCGTGGGTTGATTCCAATATCTATTCTAATCCTTTAGCTATTGATTCCACAGGCATTCAATACAATCAAGAAGATGGAACTGATGCAGCGGGTAGTGCTATCACTTCTTTTGTAGAAACAGGTTTCTTTAATGGAGATCAGAATGGTGACAACGTATATTTCATATACAGAGTTATTCCTGATGTTACATTTAAAAGTGGTACTTCTATGAAGTTTACTTTGAATATAAAGATATATCCACAAGGGGCACAGATAAACAAAGGGCCGTTTACTATAGGCTCCACTGATCCAGAGTTAGATTTCCGTGCAAGGGGTAGATCATTCCAAGCTAGATATGAGTCTGATGCTACTGGAGTTTCATGGAGACTAGGGACATGGCGTGCAGATGGTAGACAGGACGGGTTAAGATAATGTCATTATATAGCAGACCAGTATATCCAGAACCTTCCTACAGAGAAAGAGCGGAAGGAAAGATTGAGGTTCGTACCTACGATGCTTTGATTCAGGTTTTAAAACTAAGAGATTACTCGGAAGAAAATCCTCCAGTAAAAATTGCAGATCAAACAGAGACCAGGGCTTTCTCATGGTTTATGGGGGACCACAGTTAATGTCCACTTTATATAAATCAGAACTGTTTGACTTAACAACTACAGCTCTTACTACAATATATACTTGCCCATCTGAAACAGAAACTATTGTTAAAACTATACAAAGCCACAATCATGGAACAGGTAATGTAGTGACTCAATTGTTTATAACAAGAGGAGCTAATACGTATGAAATTGCACATCACTCGTTATCCAGTAACTCATCTCAAAACTTATTAGATGGTGTGATTGTACTAGAAGCTGCAGATATATTAAAATTACAAGCAGGCTCGGCGAATGATATTCAAGGAGCTATGAGCTACATGGAAGTAAGAAGTGACACTAATAACCCTATATAAAAATGGCGTGCCCCCTTGCAAACAGGGCATAGAAAGGCTATAATAGTACGATGGCATATGGATCTACTCAACCGAATAACTATGCTGGGCCAGTAAACCCTGGCGATATGGTAGTAAAAAATGACCAGGCTTCTCCTGGTATTGCTGCACTATTACGTAAACAAAACATGAAGGGGGCACAGGGAATCTTTCAATTGCCTGACACACAGCAGGCCAACCCAGACTTTTACAATCAATCACTCATGAATGTACAAAACGAAATTCAAGGACAGACGCAAACTTTAAATGCTATGGCGCCAGAGGGCGAGCAGTTAGCTTACATCAACGAGCAAGAGGCAGGCATATTAAAACTGCTGGGCGGCTCAGGTGATATGACACCACAAGGTATTCCTTCTTTTGCTAGAGGTAGAAAAGGCGGTACTGGAAAATTCTCAAAATCAAAAGCATCTGAATCACAGAAAGCAGCTAACTCAATGAAGGCTCGGAAAGCGGCTTATGATAAAAGTGAAGCAGAGAGTAATAAGAAAAGCAAAAACACTACACCTCCTGTAGAAGAACAAAACATTTTCCAAAAAATACTTGGGGGCAATCAAGAAGTAAGAGATATTGCGTCTAATGTTAATTCAAAAATTAAAGAAGTAGAAAACGATCCTAACTTATCTAACTACAAAAAAATGCAGATGGTTAAGCAACTTAAATTTGCTAAGAGTGGTGGGTTTGCCAAGAGTGGTTTTAGTATGGGTGATATAGCAGGAAACATTATGCGTGATGTAGACCAAAACAGATTACGTAACATAAGATTAAGCGGCAAAGATGCTGCTATGTTAGAAGCTCAAGGTGTGATTACTCAAGATCAATTAACCAAGGGGCTGGGTTTCATAGAGGATTATGGGCGTGGGTTATCATATGATCCTGTCACAGGCTCACTTACAATAGCGCAACCTACTCCAGGTGAAGTGGGAGGGGATGTCCGCAGAAGATTATCTTCAGATATAAAAAACTTTCCAACTGTCAGTCCTTTAGGTTTTCTTATGAAAGCACTGGGTAAGGGTGGAGAAGTAGAAGAAGAAGCTCCAACTAAAAGAGAAACAGATTTTCAAAAACAAGTTCAAGATATATTAAACGGTACTGGAATGGGAATGGGGCCAGCCCAAGCTAACGCTATGTACGGCAAGTCAACGCCTTATAAATCAGGTGAGGAAGTTGCTATTGAATCAGATTATGAAGATGACATAATGAAAATAGCAAGAGGTGACAGAACTAAAGAAGATTATTACAGTGGAGCTAATGCTGATGAGGCTCAATACCTAAACGATTTAATAGAAGATGCTATGAGACAAGATGGTAGCACTAGTCCTATAAATGTAAATCCAAATAAATCATATAACCTTCCTGATAAGTTTGTAGTTAATAAAAAAACAAAACCTACTTCAGCAAGAGAAGGTGGTGAATTTATGGGTGGATTAAATGCAAGCTTCTTCGATCCAGCAACTGGAGGAATAGGTTATAACTTAGGTCCAAATGGTGGCAAAGGTACAGATGGTTTTGTAAATCAAAATATAATAGGGCGGCCTGCTATGACTCCTCAAATGTCTGGAGCAGTTAACAGAATAATGAACCCAAGAGATAATGCCAATCAATCTTCAGTAGTTTCTAATACAGGCAGTACAACAGAAGAAGATGATGCTACAACGGAAGATGATGAGTATCCTTACTTCGGATATCAAAGACAGTTTCAAGCGCCTATGACATTTGAAGATCTTATTTCCAGAGCATACACTTCTGATCCTAAGAGAATAAATATGTTAGAGAGTTTTGGAGATATGTTTAAAAGAATAAAAGAAAGTGAGACTGCTTAATGGGAATGTTTGATTTTTTATTTGGAAGTGATCAGGCTAAACAGACTACTTCACAAGTTAAGTTACCAGATTATATTGACAAGGCTTCAGAGTCTTTAGTAGCAACTGCAGGTGATGTAGCCAAAGAAGGATACATACCTTATACAGGACAAAGGCTTGCAGGCTTAAGTCAGATAGAAAAAGATGCAATAACACAATCACAAGCTTCAAGAGGGATAGGTCAAACACAAGCAGGCCAAGCATTTACTGCCGCCACAGCTTCAGGCGCACCAGCACTATCTAGTGTAGGTAGCTACATGACTGACTACAATAAAAATGTAGCAGATGTTGCAGCTAGAGAAATGCGTGATCAATCTGCTATACAGCAACAAGGTATCGGAGCACAAGCTGCGAACGTTGGAGCTTTCGGTGGTTCACGTCAAGCTATATTAGAAGCAGAACGTCAAAAGAATTTAACACAAGGGGTAGGAGATCTTTACGCTAAGGCTCAAGCTGATGCATATCAAACTGCATTAAGTGCCTCACAACAAGACAGGCAACAACAGTTGCAATCTTCCCTAGGTATGTCCACAACAGCTGGACAACAACAGGCATTAGGGCAAGCTGATATTCAACAACAAATGGGTATTGGTGGATTAGGTAGGCAGATGGATCAACAAGCTTTAGACTTAGGTTATCAAAACTTTATGCAAGAAAGAGATTATCCTAAAGCACAACTAGGTTTCTACTCAAACATATTACAAGGTACACCTTACAGCCAATCAACTGTAGGTAGTACATACACACCGCAACCTAGCTTTTTAAATCAAGCAATGGGTGCAGGAATTTCAGGCTTAGGTATAGCTGGCAATTTAGGATGGAATCCTTTCGGAGGTTAGGAGATAAATAATGGCAGAAAAAAATAAAGGTATCTTGGAAATGTTAAACAGAGGAATTCTATCTGCTGCATCTTATCCTTACAACTTTGCAAGTGACTTTACAAATGCAATCCCATTTGTAAATACACCATACATTGATGCAGATGCAGATGGCTTTATGCAAGGCGGTTTTGTTGATAAAAAAGATTTTGACGCTGTAGAAGGATTTGGTGTTGAAAAACTTAATAAAAGAATTGCGGATAAAAAAGCTAAAGATTCAGGGATAGCTGCGCTTACAGATGAAAAATTTTATGAGGACAAAATACTTAGAGATTTAAAAAGAAAAAAAGAAAAAGAAAATAATTCAAAAAAAACTACAGAAAAGACAGATAATAAAAAAGAAACTACTGCAGAAAAAGAAAAAGACGATAGGGGTATGCTTCAAAAATTTTTTGAAAAATACGACTTAGTGTCTTTAGGTAATGCTATAGGCAGAGGTGACGGACTATTAAATGAAATTGAAAGACAAGATAAAGAGATAACAGCTCTATCAACAGCAGCTGAAGAAAAACAATATCAAAGAGGACGAGAAGGATTAGCAGATGCTTTATCAATTAGTAAAGCTGAAGTAGACAAGCTATACAAAGAGGGTATGATTAATACTACTTTAACAAGCAGAGCATTTTTGTTCGCTAGCACATTAGCCGAACCAGGTACACCAGAGTATAGTGCTGCTGTAAGAAAATATTTAGAAGATAATACTTCGTCCGCAGCGGGTAAAGCTTTAGGACTATCCACTCCTCAAGATGTAACTCAACAGGCTTTAATCCAACTGATGCAAAAAAATCCAAACTTTGCTGACATTTTAAAAAGTTTACAAGACGAGAATTACAGTACAACACTAGGTAACTCAGCAGCTTCAACAGATATTGATGCTACTGCAGGTATTAAATAACTAAAGAGATACAATCTCTTGAATGCGCATAGCGCGAGGAACAAATGGCAGAAGACGTAAAGTATACACCTACACCTTATGATCCCACAGCGGCTGCCAACACCCGTGCTCAAGAAGTTATCTCGCAATATCCTGAGTTATTCCAATCTTCAAGTCAATCACAACTAGGGAACAATTTAGTTCCTTCTCCCGATCCTAAATCAATACCCACTAAAAGAGTAAAGATATCTGACGACCCAAGTGCCCCCTTCATAAAGGTCAGGGCTGATGCAACTAACGAACAGATTGCAGAGATATTAAAATCTGAACAAGTAGAAAAACAATTATACGACCAAGGTTTCTTATACAAGTATGGGTTGTCTGCAGAAAGATATAACGCTGCTGATGATTTAAACGATACCTCTATTATGAAAGGCCTCAAGGGTGGTTGGTCTGGTCTTAAACAAATAGGAGCAGGGGCACTCGGAACTATAGCTGATTTATTAGCCATGGAAGAATTAGAGGAAGCTACTAACAAAGCCATTCAACAGTATCAATTGGAAGGTGCGGCTAGTCAATATACTATGAATGAAGAGACAGGTAAAGCAGAAGCTTTTACTACGTCTATTGAAGAGATTATGAACTCTGAAGATAAACTAAGTGAGTTTATTGATTGGATTGGTTTTAACGTAGGCAGTGGTGCTGCTACTATTATCCCAATTTTTGCAGCTAGTGTAATCAACCCTACACTAGGTATTGGTGCTATGTATGGTATGGGTATCGGAGATTCTCGAATAGCTCAACTAGAGGCAAGAGATTTTGAAGGAGCTAATGCTGGACTATCTTTAGCAACAGGTGTATTTTATGCAGCTTCCGAAAGATTGTTTGGTGCAGGTGCTATGCTGCAACAAACTTTATATAAAAAATTTGGAAAAGATGCTGTCAAGGCAACAGTAGATAAAACTTTAAAGCAAACAACTAAAGGCATTATAGGTAGAGAATTATTGAAGACGCAAGCTGGTGAGGCTTTAGCTGAGGGTTCTCAGAATATTCTTACTGAGTCTGCAGGACGTATTGAAAAAGGATTACAGCCTGGTGAAAGTGTTAAAGCAGAGTTGGCTGACTTGTATACTAGTAAAGAATTTTGGAAAGCTACAGGAGAGGCTGCGGCTTCTGGTGCAGCAGGTTCAGGGCCTTTTGGTATTGCAGGTGGTGTAGTTAAAAGTGTTAATATAGGTAAAAGAAAAAGAAAAATAGATAGTTTAGAAATAGGTGAGAGTGGTGTCTATGTTAGTAATGATGAACTTATTGAAGACGCTCCTGAAGTACAAGAATACAAAGGTAAAACCTATACAGTTTCTGGTGTATATGATATTAAAGACGAAGATGGTAATCAGAAAAGAGATGAAAATAGGGAAATTATTACACCCACTTATAAGGTAAAAGGGGTTGTAGAAAAAAATGGAAAGAAGTTTGCAGTTCTTGTACGTGATCAAGAAGGATCAGGTGAACAAAACATATTACAACCTATCTCAGATCTATCTGTATTGAATGAACTTAAGGCACCTATAGACTCAACTAAAGCACAAAGTATTGATTCTAAAACAGGTGAAATTAATCCTGATGATATCTCTGTAGCTAAACAAGATTTTATCCCTTACAATAAATCTTTACCTGTAAATAAAAAAACATTAAATAAATCTAAAAAAATATTAAAAGAACGAGGTTATCCTCAAAGCGAGATTGATAGATATGATGACTACCAAATTGTAGAGTTCGCTAAAGACTCTCGTGAAAATGAAAACTATGTTTCAGAAGAAGAGCTTAGTGCTCTAGATAAACTGGGTTACTTTAAAAAATCTACTAGAGTTGTAGAGAATCAAGAAAGTACTATTGAAATTCTTAATGAACCTACTATGGGAGAAGCAGTAGTCTCAGGTATTAAAAATAATACTAATATAAATCCCAAGACTAAAAAATCTTATGGCAGAGAAATGCTGGAAGATATTTTAAATAATAAAATATACAATGATGCTAAGGTTATAAAGACCAATGAACCTACTGGTGAAGTAGTTGTTACTGTCCCACAAGAAGCCTCTGCAATTCAAGAAGCAGCTAATGCTCGAATAAGAAATCGTAAGAATCAATTAAATAATAAATTAAACAGAGCAACCACAGAACAAGAACGTAATGAAATTAACACTGAGTTAAAATTTCTAGATGATGCGATTGAGGTATCAGAACAAAATCCTGAAAGCAGATTACTTACATTAAATGAATTATCAAGAACTGCTTTTAAAGGCAATCAGAGTGACGCAAGCCCTAGTGCTATACGAGGTTTAAGAAATCAAATACAAGCCACACAAAACAATCCGTTTATATCTGAAGAAGCTAAAGCTACTGAATTAAATTTTCTAAACAACTTACTAAACAATGCTGAAGCTAATCAAACCTTGTGGCAAAAAACAATAGCATCTTTCGGATTAAAACCTTTTACAGATTCAGAGCTAGAAAAAATCTCTGTAAATTCTTATAGAGGCAGAGGACCTCTAACTACTAAAGTAAAAGGAAAGACAAAAAAAGTTACACAGAAACAAGTCTTAAGTAAATTTTATAAAGACAACCCTGATTTTAAATTAACTCCTGCATTTGAAAACAATGAAAAAGGAATCTATCAAATGCTTAGAGATAGATTAGATCAATTGGGTTTAAGTTTTGTAGGTTTAAACATGGAAGGTAAACCTCTTAGTGAGTTCTTGTTAAATAAAATGAAAGAAGAAGGTCACAAAGGTAACTTTTTAATTCATGAAGATTTAGTTAACATGGGTTTAACTTTCCAAAACCCTCAGTGGATAAGTATTTTATCTGTAAATAGTATTGGGGGTAAACAAACATTTGGTAGAGAAATTACTGGCATAGAGTCTAGACTCTTTATGTTACATCATGAAGCTATGCACGCTCTTATAGAGAACGGTTTCTTTACTGCTAAAGAATTAACATTGTTTAAAAAATATGCCAAAGAAAATTGGATAAAAGAATACAACATTAAAGAAAGATACCCGAACTTAACAGAAGATCAACAGCTTGAAGAAGCAATGTCAGACGCATTTGCCTCTCACATATTGAGAGATAAGATTTATAAAGGACCAGTCAAGCAAGCTTTCTTAAAACTAGAAGCATATCTTATTGCACTATCTGATACTTTATTTGATACGAATTATAAAAAACCTGAACAAATTTTTGAAGAAATTAGTTTGGGTAAGCGACAAAAGAAAAGAGCACAAGAGTTAGTCAGAGAAGTAAGTAAGACTATTGCTGTTAATAGGAAGAGGGGCACGCGAATGGGATTAGATCCTGATGACCCTTCTTATATAGACTATCACTTTAATCAGTCACAAGCTTTTATTGACGACCCTACTGACTCCAAAGATAATCAAAGGCCTAAACCTAAAAGATCTGAAGTTAGAGATCAGCAAAGGCGAACTGCAAATCTCATTGATCAAGATAAAAATACATTTACTAATAAAGATAATAACGTTACTAACCCTAACAAGTTTGGATTCTTTCAGAGAATTATGGGGCACGCTAGGATATGGGCAAAAGAACATCCTATCTTTACTCCATTGTGGTTAGGAGTTTACAACAAAAATTTAAAAACTAAAGAATTGCAAAGCCAATATGTAGATAAACTAAGTGAAATATTTACTACAGTTATTCAAAATCCAGAGTATAAAATATTATTAGAAAAAGCGTTTGAAATATCTCAACAAGTTGCAGGCAGATATAGAAAAGACTCTGATGGTCGAATTATTTTTAGAGCAGAAAGAGATGGAGATGGAGCAGGTAGTACAGTTAAAGCTGGAGATGTTGTTGTCTTAGAGGGAGATATAGCTACTGCTTACGAAGATGTACAATTAGCTATTCAATTGCAACATAAAGAAATCATAAAAGGAATGTTAGCAGGAGGTAATTCTCTTCCTCTTCTAAACGATGTTTTAGATCTAATGGCTGAGTTTGTACCACAGCCTGATGCTAAAATATTTATTAATGGTACTAAGTCAATTAATGAAATGACAAAAGAAGATTATGAAAACTTAACATCAGGAGACATTGATGCTATGGTAGATATTTTACAAGGTATACAAAACCTTTCTTTATCTACAGACATACAAAATATTAACGGCCTTCCTTTAACTGAAGACAGAAGAAAAGAATTGTCTTCAAGAATTAGCACCATGTTAGGTAGACTAGATGAAACAAAAGACGAACAGTTTAAAGTTGGATCAGGATTATTGGCTCTTAACTTTGAATTAAAAAAATATGATGAGTTTTTAAAAACAGATTATATCCCTTTACAAAGGTATGGTGATAAGTTTATTACTGTTAAAAATAAAACAACAGGTGAGGTTGTTGATTATAGAATGTTTAATAAAGGGAAATACATTGACAAATTTATGAATGAAGAAAAAGAAGTACGACAAGATTTAAATGAAAAGTATGGAGATTCAAATGAATTTATTATATCTGATACTAAAGAAGTATCATTAAATAGGTTAAAACAAAATCGTATTGCAGATCTAGCTTCAATAGATTCAGCAGCTCAGTCCATGTCTGATGTAAATGTGAATGCTTATCTAGAGATTAGAAAAGAATTAAATACTATACTGAATAAGGGAAGCTCAGCTGGTCAACCTGTTGTAGGTTTTAGTTCTTTTATTGCTCCTCGTAAAAAACAGGGAGGTGTTCCTGGTTTTAGTACAGATTTCGTAAGGGGAATTAGTCAATATGGGCAAGCTTCTAGTACATTTGCTGCAGGAAATAGATTTAATAAAAGTATTAGTGATGCATTTATTAAGTCACAACAAGATGATGTTATAGATTCTGAAGGTAATTCAGTTGACCCTATGTTACAAAAATCTATTAAGAAATGGTATGATTATGTAAGTGATCCTAAGCAAGAATATGCAGCAATTAGAAGAATGGGTTTTTGGTATTTCTTAGGTGGTAACGTGTCATCAGCATTGTTACAGTTAATGAGTATTGTACAATTTGTTGGCCCAACTATCAGTACTCTTAGCGGAAATAAACAATCAGCTGTCGTAGAGTTAAGTAAGGCTTTTAAAGAAGTAATGGCTATGATGCAATTTAATGGTAGAAAATATCAAGACGTGTTTTTAGATTTTAGTAAACTGCCTGACGATATTAAAGAAGATGCTAAGCTTGATATTATGAATGGTATTATAAAACAAGGCATGGCCTTACATGAAACTGGGATGCCTACAGGTGCAGGTATTAGAAGCGGTAGAGATAAAAATAGAGAAAAGTTTAGAACTGTAGAGAATACTATAATAGGTGGTATGTTTAATACTATGGAAACTGTAGCTAGACTATCTGCGTATATTGCTACGTATAGAATGATGAAAGACCCTAAGTCTATTCAAAATGCAACAGATCATTACTCTAGTGATAGAGATTTTATAGCTAATGTAAATGCTAACAATGGAGTGGTTACTCCTCGAATTGTAGCACAACAAATGATAGAAGAAAATTTTGGTGTGTACGGAAAAGAACAAAGGCCTGAATTAATGAGAGGAATTGGTTCTGTATTTTTATTGTTTCAAACTTATATAAGTCAGATGTTTAGTTTAATGGGTAGACTATTGACAAGGTCAGGTAGTCCTGCCCAACGTGCTATAGGTAGAAAAATATTAGCTAAACAAATGGTTATGATATTATCAACAGGTGGTTTATTTGGACTACCATTTGGTGATGACTTAGCTTGGCTTATGGAGATGATGTTAAAAACATTCCCTGGATTAGATATAGATATAAGAAACGAAACTAAAAAAATGTTATCTGCCAGCATTGGGCCACGGGCTACAGAACTTTTCACAGACGGAGTGTTTAACGCTGCTCTTGGTATAGATGTACAAAGAAGATTATCTTTTGGTAATATACCTGGATCACAACAAATAAGAGCTGCTTTAGGTTTGGCTGGTTTTAATACAGGAACAACTCCTGATGCTGTATTTGGAGCACCTGGTGCTATACTGTTTCAAAATGCTAGAAAAGCGTTTAGAGACTATGATCAAACAGGAGAGTTTCCTTGGGCAGCTGTAATGCACACAGCACTTCCTACTTTTTTAACTAATGCAGTTAAAGGTGGGCAAATGGGATTAACAGGTAAAGCTGAAAGCGGATACGGTACCACTATATCTTCTGACATAAATGCACTAGAAGGTTTAGCTAAAGTACTAGGATTTAATCCCACTAAATTATCCAAGGAAAGAGAAGTGTTATTCTTAGAAAGAAAAAATTCAGGGCGTAACTCTATTAGGCAGAAAAGATTTAACAATAGAGTTAAAAACACATTTAGAGAACTGTTAGTTGGTATACAGGAAGATAATAGAGATGCACAATTTGATGCACAAAACGAATTAAATAAAATTATGCTAGAAATTTTTGATTATAATAGTAAACAGAAACCTAAGAATTTGTTAACAGTTGATACATATAGGTTATTGCAAGAAGCTTTCTCTGACATTAACAAAGAAGTAAGATATGCAAAGTCTGGATATTTTAATTTTGTCGATACTTTAGCTGATAGGGAGGCGCGAGGCTTACAATAGCCCCGCACCTATAGTGATTACTTAGACCACTGTACCCAGTCATTAGACTTTGCGGCTACTGAGTTTTCCGCTACTACAGGAACTTGAAAGGTTACTCCATATTGTGGGTGTGTAAACCACAATGCTTGCTGAGGTCTTTCTGATACGAATCTATTTGAGTAAGCATACTCATCGTACCCTTTAGTCGAGCCGTTAACAATCGTTCCTTTAAGAGATATGTATTGGTGATAGTGGCCCAAGATAACATAGTCAATTGTTTTGTTTCGATTGTTGTACTCTTGCTTAATTTTCTGCACACCTCTAGCGATAGGACCAAGCATACCTATGATACCTGAACCACCTGCTACACCTAGGCGATCTCCGTGTGTCAGTAAATAACTTACACCAAAGATCTTGTATACAGTATCGAATCCACTAGGAATTTGAAACTGAATACGATCATCATTCTTAAAGTGCCTAGACAATAGGTTATATAGCATCCAATCATAGTTAGTTTTGGCGGCTTGCTTATGTCTGTATTGTTTGTACGTTCTGGAGTGATTACCAAAGGTACAAGGTACAAAGACTTTACCGAACACATCGGCAAACTTTTCTAAACCCCATGACAACTCGTCTATTAAATCAAGTACATGCTCTATGTTGGAGCCATCATTGTTCTCGGCTAGCTCATCATGAATGTCTCCTGATATCATGTCACCGCCAAGGGCTACAACAATTCCAGGATACTTTGGGTTGACCATATGGTTAGTACATAAGTCAATAGTGGTTTCAATAACGGTACGTAACCTACGTGAGGCTATGGTTCTATCGTATTCATTGATACCGCCCACCGCTTCTTTAACTACTACCTCTCCCCAATGGAAGTCGGACAAGAAGATAGTAGGTACTCCAGGTGCCCCTCTCGCTGGAGATGATTTGGTTAACCACTTAGGTGGCTTAGCTACATACGTGTCAGCTTTAATAAGGCTATCTTTAATTCTTTGATGTGATACATTTTCTTTAGCTAGTACTTCGACTTGCCTTTTAAGTATGCGCATCTCTGCGTCATGCTCGAATTGTTTCTCTATCAGTGCAGCCTCCGCATCAGGGGGCACCAATGTGGGCTTAACCCCTTTGAGTTGTGCTTGTTCTAATCGTTCGAGTAACGTAGTGCGCGGAATGCCTAGTGTTCGGGCAGCTGCTGCCTTGTTTCCCTTGGCAGAAATGACCGCGTTTAGTGCGTCTATTAGTTTATTTTTCATGTATAGTTCTCCTGTAGATTGTGAATATTACCACGGTTTTTACCCCTTGTCAACAAGTTTCTGCGGTGGTATAATGTTTGTTATGGAAAAAATAACAGACGAGATAGTACTTGCTGTACCTACTGTAAAAGTTGGCGGGGATGCAGTTAAAATCGAAGACGAATCTAACGGTTCGTAGTAACCCCAAACAGTAAAGGAATAAAATGGCGAATAAAAATTATAATACAAGAGGCAACTTAACTAAACCTAAAGGACCTAAGGCAACAGGTACTAAAAGTAAATCAACAGGCGGCCTTAAAGATGGGTTTAAAAGAGGAAGTGATTTCATAAAACAAGTTGGATCTGACGTTAAGAAATTAATTACATCTCCGACTAAAAAAATTGATATCTCTACTAAAGGTAAATCAAAAGGACCTGATCCTTTAAAGTTAGCTAACCCTAAAAAATCTAAGCAAAGTTTTGGCGAAGCTTTTAAAGCTGCTAAGAAAGCTGGCGTTAAAGAGTTTGACTACAATGGTAAGAAGTATGCAGCCACCACTAAAGATGAAGTTAAGAAGGCTGGATTCAAAGATGGTAAAAAAGATTTAAAGAAATATCTTAACACTAAACTAGGCAACAAGGCTAGATAGTAATGGCTATGTCCAGAGCTAGTCTATATCAGACTACTAAAAATAAACCTAAAGCAAATGCTCCAGGTGGTAAGCCTAAGCCTAAAATTAAAATGTCTCCTAAGCTAGAAAAAATAGTTAAGAAGTTTAAGAAGCTTAAGAAGAAACCTTAATGGTTGGCAGTAAAAGCACTGTCAATAAAGCAGCTAATTATACCAAGCCAGGTATGAGGAAGACTTTGTTTAATAATATTAAAGCAGGCAGTAAAGGTGGCGGAGCTGGTCAATGGTCAGCAAGAAAAGCACAGATGTTAGCCAAGCAATATAAAGCAAAGGGCGGCGGGTACAAATCATAATGCCTGGACTAAAAAAGTCTCAGAAAAGTTTAAACCAATGGACAAAACAAAAATGGCAAACAAAATCTGGAAAGCCTTCTTCGAAGACAGGCGAAAGATATCTACCAGAGAAAGCAATCAAGAGCCTATCATCTGCGGAGTATGCGGCAACGACCAAAGCAAAGCGCCAAGGAACAAAGCAGGGCAAACAGTTTGTGAAACAACCGAAAGCCATTGCAAAGAAAGTAAAGAAGTATAGAAAGGTAACATAATGTTAGCGAAATTATTAGGCGGGGACTTAGTTAAATCTGTAGGTTCTATTATAGATTCAGTTCACACTTCGGAAGACGAAAAAAATAATGCTAAGATAAAGTTAAAAGAAATTGAAGCACAACTTAACAAAGCTCAGAGCGAAATTAATTTGGCAGATGCTAAGTCTGTGTCTGGTGGTATCTCTGGTTTCTTGCAGCGTTCATGGAGACCTCTCATTGGATTCTCCTGTGCTCTCGCAATCGCATGGGAATATGTTATTAAGAATTTTCTCATATTCTTTCTAGCAGTTTTCCAAGTAGAGACACAACCTTTACCTGCATTAGATATGGGTACACTGATGCCTTTAGTCATGGCCCTCTTGGGAATGGCAGGCATTAGAAGTTTTGAGAAAGTAAAAGGGGTTGCTAAGTAATGCAAAAAAATTTAGAGGAGAGAATAAAAGAACACGAAGGGTTTAGATCTTTCGTATATAAAGACTCACTTGGCAAGGCTACTATAGGGTGGGGCCATTTGTTAACAGAGGAGGACGACTATGAAGAAGGCAATGAATATAGCGTGGACCAGCTTGAAGCTACCTTTCAAATTGATTTGGAAAATGCTAAGCAAGGTGCTATGCGTATCGCTGAAGATAATCATATCTATATTAACGAGCATAGAACAGTGGTTTTCGAAGTTCTAATTGAAATGGTATTCCAACTTGGTGCAAGCGGAGTTGGTAAATTTAAAAAGTTCTTACTGAACTTATCCAAACATCAGTATGGTAGTGCGGCAGATGAGATGCTCGACTCTAGGTGGAGTATGCAAACCCCGCACCGTGCTGAAGAACTTTCTTTAATAATTAGAGCACAAGCTGATGCTTAAGTGGGTGCTTCTTGCACAACTTTGCTTACCTGCTAGCGAATATTTAGATAAGAGTTGCGTCAGAATTATGGGCGAGGCTAAGCATGATAACTTTGATCTATGTATGTTTGAAGGCTATGATATAGCAGAAGACATTCAAGATATATTTGTAAATGGTGGAGGATTTAAGTACACTTGTGTAGATACTTTCACTACAGATTCATTAGATAAGTATAGAAGTTAATGGCTTTTCTTGTAGCCAACATCCCACCTACTGAAGTCCTTGTTAAGAAAGAATATCTCTATGACTTTGAGAGGGGGCACGGTGAATACGAACCAGGTGTATGGATAACCGTTAAGTCTATACAGGGCAGAGCTCTGTACTTTGAGACATACCTCTATGAGACTGGCGCTTTATACGATAAGCTTCCTATATCCGCGTTTGTTTGGAAAGAAACTAAGGAAGAGATGAAGCTGGAAGACCTTGAGTTATGGGACGCTTTTAGCTATCACATATCAGTTATACAAAAGGTGAGTGTAGGGTCAGGTAAATGTAAATACAAGGCTCCTAACGGGAATTTTTATTTTGGTGAGTACTTATACACCATAGATAGTTGTCATCCAGACTACAACATACCAGATGTGGGGTATTCTGAAGCACCTACACAGCATAAGTCTTTTAATATTATTCAATTAGATAATGGATACTTCGCAGCTCAGCCTAATAATCGTGTACTATTCTATGATAAGTCTTTGTCACCTAAGAAGATGAGGTTCCCTGATTATAAGGTATCTACTATTGAGTATGGGGTTGAGAGTAAGTCTAAGTACACTGCGGGTGATGATAATAATTTCTTTTATGAGTTCTCAGAACAGGACTAGGTAGTATATACTACCCAGCTCGTCTGATTTATACCTAGTAGTTTTTAGGAAAAGCCTTATTACTTTTGTAATAAGATAAGGCCCATTGCCAATCGTCTTGATACTCATTCTTGGCATAAGATATAAGATCTTTTTCATTTTGTTTCGCTGTACTAGCACTTGATGCAATATTTATTAATGCATCTATTGATCTTCTAGTAATACCGAACACATTGTTCTTTACGTTTTCCATAGTTTCTCCCGTTTGGATATCTCGGCTAAGGCTCTCCAATAGTCCTTATCCTTGATAGGGAGTCTATCAAATTTATATCGTTTAGTCAATTGGAAATCAGTGAATGACTGGTATAGCAATTTTGCATGGCTATCGTACTGAGTAGACTCAGGGTAGTTGAATGTTTCCATAGTTCTCCTGTATGGTGATGTAATAAAAAAAGGGACAGGCTTTTCAGTCTGTCCCTCACTCGGTGTGGAAGTTGAGTATCCCCAAACTCTCCTTAAATATTACATCTAAGGCGCGTAAGGTTCTTTGTGCCCCCCACTTATTAAATTAAGTATAGCATAGTTGATACTATTTGTCAACATTAAAACGCGTTAGACCAGTCACCTTGGACTGCACCTTTAGCGTACTCAGTAGACTTAGTCTCAAAGAAGTTCTCATGTGCTTGGCCATTGACTATATAGTCTACCCAATCTAGTGGGTTTTCTTTTACCCCGTAGTTAGGCTTTAATCCTAGCTGCAATAACCTTCTGTCTGCCATGTAATGTATATAACTCTTAACCTCTTCAGGTGTTAGCCCTTCGACTGGTCCTTGGTTAAATGCCAGGTCAATGAACTTCTCTTCAAGAGTTACCATATCTCTGCATATATCGTAGAGTGATTTCTTAAAGTCATCATTCCATAGCTCAGGTTGCTCATCTAATATTGTATGAAATAGTTTAAGCATGTTCTCAACGTGGTGGTTCTCATCTCTGATAGACCAAGCCACTATCTGACCCATGCCTTTCATCTTACCAAACCTTTGAAAGTTTAACAGCATGATGAATGACCCAAACAATTGTAAGCCCTCACCAAATGCAGAGAAGACAGCCATGTCTCGAATAACTTTTTGATTGTCCGTGCCCCCTTTGCTTTGCCAAAGATAGTTGTGCTTGTCGGCCATCTCTTTATATTCTTGGAAAGCTTTGTACTCTCTATCATCCATACCTATGGTATCATTCAATAAAGAATAACTGTGCGCATGGTTAGCCTCTGATGTAGCAATAGCGGATAACATCATACGCACTTCAGGTTTTTTAAACATGGGTATATACACATCCATATAGGCTTGTGCTATATCTACATCACCTTGGGTAAAGAAAGTTAAGATTTGTTTTACTAAATTCTTTTCTGGCGCAGTCATCTTAGAGCTCCAGTCATGTACGTCCTCATGTAATGGAACTTCACTGGGTAACCAGTGCATCTTTTGTTGTTGATCGTAAGCTTCAAAAGCCCACGGATACTCAAACGGTTTATAATATTCTCTTCCTTCAAATACTGACATCTATTCTCCTATGCTTCGCATGCTAGGCATGCTTCCTCTTCTTTGTTAAAGTCTGGTCGTATTGTTCTTTCGATTTTCGTGGTCAGGTTCTCGACCTTTTTTAAAGCCTGACTTCTTAAGTAGTATAAAGTTTTTACTTTACTCTTCCATGCTGTGAAATGTATTTGATGCAACACTTTAGAGTCCACATCAGGTGGTAAGAATATGTTAAGACTTTGTGATTGACAAATAAATTCTTGCCTATCTCCAGCCAATTCTACCAAGTTGTTCTGATCCATTTCAATTGCAGTTTTAAATATTTTTTTATCTTCTGTAGATAAGAAATCAAACTGCCTTACACTACCACCATTGGTGGTTATAGATTTCCATACTTCTCTATTGTTTTTCCCTAGTTCAATCAACCTTTTCTCTAGGTACTTGTTACGTATTTCAAACGTACCTGTTAAAGTCTTTTGAGAAAAAGAGTTTGCTCGCGTAGGTTCTATAGACGGAGAGGTTCCTCCACAGATAATAGAGGAAGATGCATTAGGAGCAATAGCGATCACATGGGAGTGTCTTTTGCCTGTGCCTTCCATATCTGAAGGTGAACCTCTCTCGGTTCCCAACTTATAGTTTGCGAGTTGAGCTTGTTTGTGTATATGCTTAAAGATATTTTTGTTAACGTCCTTAGCGATAGCACTATCAAAAGATAGTCTTCTCTTTTGGAAATAGGTATGTAAACCCATAGCACCTAGACCTATCGCACGCTCATGGCGAGCACTGTTAACTGCTTTCCACATGTATTGTGGAGCATTAGATATAAAAGACTCTAACACATTATCAAGCATACGCACTAAATCTTCAATGAATAAAGGGTTGTCCTTCCATTCATCATAGTATTCTAAGTTAGTAGAAGATAAACAACACACTGCAGTTCTATCCATAGCAGTAGGTAATGTAATCTCTGAACATAAGTTAGAATGATTAAACTTTAATCCTAAATCTTTTTGCACCTTAGGTAAGGCAGCATTAACTGTGTCAACAAAACATAAGTAAGGCTCACCTGTAGACATTCTTGTTTCTAATATCTTAATCCACAATGACCTAGCATCTACAGTATTAATAACCTGTTGAGTATGTGGATCAATTAAATCCCATGACGTACCACTCTCTACTGCTTCCATAAACTTATCTGATATATTAATACCATGGTGTAAGTTCATATTCTTTCTATGTATATCTCCACCTGTAGGCTTACGCATCTCAATGAACTCTATAATCTCAGGGTGGGCTACATCCATGTAGGCAGCATAGCTACCGCGTCTTGTTGCTCCTTGATGGAAGGCAGTCATCTGTGAATCTACTACGTGCATGAAAGGTATTACCCCTGTAGTTTTATTTCCTATACTGGTTGACATACCTTGTGATCTGATAGCTCCCCAGTAGCCACCAATTCCGCCGCCCATACTAGACAACCAAATGTTTTCAGTATAGTGATCTGCTAATCCTTCTCTTGAATCATCTACATAATTTAAGAAGCATGATATAGGCAACCCTCTAGTGGTGCCTCCATTAGATAAGATAGGAGTAGCAAACATAAACCATAAGTTACTCGAGTAATCATATAACCTTTGAGCGTGTGCTTCATCATCAGCAAAGGCTATTGAAGCTCTTGCGAAAGCATCCTGTGGACTAGCTTCAGTAGGCAGCATATACCTGTCTTTCAGTATCATTTTACCTGCATTTGTCAAGAGGTCATCGCGTGAGTAGTCAATATTTATTTTCATTTTTTCTCCTTTAAGAAAGTTTTGTTTGTTGAGGGACGAGCTTTGTATTGTATCACACTTACCTAAATGTGTTCAAGTGCTTTAGGAAAAACAACACCATCTTTTACTTCGATGTATCCTGAATCTTCCATAGCCTTGACAGTTTGTTCTAGTTCGCCAGGGTTAGGTATCTTACGTAGCAACTCCCTCTTGAATTTCTTAAGGTGTACATACTTGTTACCATTAGATGACATGGTATTCTTAAACCATACCCCCATTTCCTGTGCAATTTTACCTGTCCTACCCATACCAAATCCTGCCAATGCTTTAGGCATATGTTCTTCTACTTCAAACATCAGGTCTTTAGTACGTTGCCACTGATCCCATGTTATGATCTTACTAGCACTACTAGAAGCTGACACAGATAAAGCTATCTTAATGAAGTGAGATACTCTACGTTGAGTGTACTCAGCTAGGTTGGGGTCAGTAGGTTCAGGTGATAAGCCGCCCTCTATATCTAAATTAATTTTATCAAATGCAAGAGGATCAAACTTAGCTGGTCCATACATCTTAGATATCTGTGACAAGTCTTCTCTTAAATTTACTACAGTCTGATCATCAATTCTTTTTTGTAAAAGAGATTGAGGAATCTTTGGTCCGTCATAGAACACAGGAATAATTCTTGATAGTAAACCTTGAGACCTTGCATCCTCAGGTAAGTTATCTACGAATTGCTCAGGTGTAGCACATGCTATCCAATTTAAACACGGACCTTTAATAATATATTCACCTGATGTTTTAGTTTTATGTGAGTACTCTTCTTTACTATCCCACATATCTGTAAGAAACATTTGTAAATATCTCTCATGTCTTGATAAGAATGTACCAAGTTCAGACGTAACTAATGTCATAGACCCATCATAAAATTCATCAGTAGGTGTAGACAATCTCATATCCCAACGAGAAATCTTACACATGTCAACTGCTAATTTTTCTGGCGTGATTCTATCTTGTATTAAATACAAAGGATAGTCTCGCATACCATACTGATCTAAGCCTGCATTGAATTGTTCATGGTCAGGTTGTGATCCAGGTGGTGTAGTTAGTTTAGTAAATACTTTACTATATGGTAGGACTAAGCTAACAGATTTGTTACGACCAGGCCCAGCGATCATGACAACGAATATATTAGATCGTATATCGTAGTTCGCCATAGGAAACCAGACACGCCTACCTAATGCACCAGCTACTGAAGAAAGCGCAGCCCATCTCCTAAAGATTTTAGGGATAGGACTATCAGCACTAGCCTCAACGCATGCGTCTATGTAATCTTTATATATTCTAGTCATGCTTCTCCCATACTTTTAAGTCTTTCCATGAGTTACCTACTTCAGCAACTGATGGTATAATTAATTCACGATCACCCATCTTTATTGGGTTAGTCATACAGTTAATAATCTCAGGCATAAGTTCATCAACTCTATCCGTAGGTACTTGACCTAAGATAGCATCGTGAACTTGCCCAAGAACTTGTACCCCTCTACCTTCCAGCTCATTCCACACACGGTAGAGCCCTACGTTTAATAGATCTCCGATGGTAGACTGGGGTACATAAGCAATGGCTTCACGCAAGGTCGCGGCATCATTGAGTCGTCCCCAAAATTGCCTGCGTCTACCTAGTGGAGTTACCAGTGCCCCCTCCTTTTCTAACTCTTGTAGTACTGTGTTGTGCCAGTTACGTACACCAGGAAATGCTCCATCAATACGCAAGTACTTAATCTTGTCACCAAATTCTACACCATAGGAAGCAAGTTCATCGAACCCACCCTTAGGGTCTTGAGTATGCCAACGTGACACAGTTTCTACGGGGATAACACCTCCGTAGTATAGTAGTTGAAACCTTGTGGCATGTGAGATTTTAATTTTTAAGTGTCTGCCTAATGATGTAGCAGATAACCCATAGTTAGTACCATGACCAGCTCTCTTACACATGTCCCTGTATGTGAAGTGTAAGTAGAAAATCTTATCAGCCAAGGCACGCTCTTGTTTTGGGTCACCACTCCACCCCATATTGGGCCATACCATTTTAACAACAGTAGTATGTAGGTCACCACTCTCACATGCATTGATATATCCTTCGTCCCCTGTGATGTATGCAACAACACGAGACTCTGCTTGCTCTAAATCCGCATAGAACATAGTCATACCCTCGTCAGGTATGAAGATAGATCGTAAGTCTTTTGTAATATTTTGTAGGTTAGTACCTGTACCCCAAGGAGATTCAGATGATGACCATCTACCTGTCTCGGTGCCAGCTACATTGTATGAACAACGTATACGATTGTCTTTATCTCTAGTCGTTTGTAATACGTTGAGTTGTTTATCAATGTCACGTAGTGCCATGATTGTATTGCAGAAAGGACGTGCTCTAGGATACTCTGAACGTAAATGTTCTAGCGCTTCCCTATCTGTAGAAACTTTCTGCTTACCTTTTTTGTATGCGATAACAGGTGGCAGATTTAAGTGCGTGTAAAATAAATCCATCAACTGTTTAGGCGAGGCATGATTAAGATCTTTACCTACTACCGCGTTAGCAAATAGATTAAGCATGCGCTCTAATTTAATCCTCTTATCTTTGAGAGGGGCACGCATTTTCACAACCTTATCATCATCCACACGTAAGCCGCGTAACATCATAGCCATCGCAGGCTTAAGGCTATCTAATTCAAATTGATATGTCTTGCTGGATTCTTCGTCTAATTCTTTTTTAATCTTCTGCCATATCTCTAGAGTAACAGCGCAATCTAATGCGCAATAAGTCCAAAGAGTTTGTTCAGAATCAAGTTCAATATTCTGTATGTCTACGTTCTTTATTATCCTCGCCATTGCTTTTGTCTCCCATGTTAATTTATCTGTAGTCGCGTTCGATAATCATATCGATATAGTGTTTAGCTTTTTCTAAGTCTTCCTTACCACCTTTGAAACTGTGACGGCAAATGTATTTTAATGCGTTGCCCTCTGCGAAAGGTAGTTTGTTTTCATTAGTAAAGTGTGCAGGTTGTATCACAAAATTTTTATAGTGATCGCCTCCCACTTGTTTATCTAAGCTAGTGTATGTGTATTTATCTGTAGAGCTCATCTACTCCTCCTATAATTTTGTATACCTCTTCCCTCACTTCTTTGGCATTGAGCTCAGCATACTCACAGACTAGACTGAAGTCTTTTGACTTGCCTCTTAACCATATCTTTGCTTTCTCTTTATCCACTTGTGCCTCTCTTGACTTACTGTTCGTTAAAAAATCTATCAATGCCTGATCTATTACAGCCCTCCACAGCCGAACTTGACTTTCGATAGTTACTAATTCATGTGGTATTAGCAACTCCGAAAAATACGGAGCGCGTTTCATTTGATGTTATCATTCTTTCCTAGTACTTTTAGAAAACGTAGCCATAGTTTTCCAAGCACTCTCGTTAGTATAGATAGAGCCTAAGTAGCCCAATCCTTTTTGTTGTTCTGGCTGTAGTGCATGTTGAGCATGCATCGTATCGTGTACTAATCCTGCTACACGTATGCCTTTCTTATATTGTAACCACGAGACATCATAGGTTTGATTCTGTGCTACCTTAGTTATGTTTTCATTTTCTAGTACTCCTTTAACCCATGCCCATGCTTGTAGTTCTTCATCATAGTCATGCCAATAGTTTTTTAATATTTGTCTGTCATCTCTGAACGGTATTACAATAGCGATGCGATCGCTAGGAGCAAAACCAATGCAAGTAATGTCACCTGAAGCGGTCTCGATGTCGAAACTAAGAGGAACATCCATGTTATTTTCTCTGATGTGTAGATCATAAAATTCTTTAAGGTCTTTAATAGTTGGTTCAATCCATAACTCTCTTTCTATAGTTGTTATTTCTTTTGATTCAGATTCTAGTAATGCTTTCTTTATATCGGCAAGTACCACTGGTCTGAAGTCATAGTTTCTTACTATGGCACTAGGGCTATACGTAGGAAGTACCTTGATGTCCTCACTTAAAGTTTTAGAATTTAAGATCGTCCCCCTGTATGTACCTACTTTGTCTAGCCCTGTTAGCGCCCATAATGCCAAGCCACCCATAGCAATAATGATATTAGGTTGCGCAGCACTAAGCTCGTTTGCTAGCCTCTCGATCTCAGGTTCTTTATCTTCCGTGAGATATCCAAACCCGCTGACAGAATATTTACTACGCCAGTCTGTTGTCTTGCACAACGCCTTGTAGTTGGCGCGATTGTGGAAGAAGTGTGCTGGGTTTTCTTGAGCGGGTTTATATGAGAGAGCGTATGTGAGCAAGCAGTTCTCCACACCTATACCTAGTATCTCGACTAGCTGATGGAACATTCTACCAGCAGAGCCTGTCATAATCTCACCTAGTCTGGCTTCCTCATTAGTGGGGAAGTCAAAGACGAAGGCAATCTTACATTGCAGATCACTCTTTGGTTTCTGAGATGGAACTGGTTTAAGAACAGCATGCTCGGACATGATTAGTTACTCAGTATTCTTTTAACTGATGCTTGTAAGATATCTTTATTCTTACCTACCATCTCATGTTTGATAACTCCCTTGAAGGTTTTACCTATTGCCATTTCTAGCAACTCACTGTAAGGCAGATCATCTACATGACCTAGGTCTATTCCTGATGTGAGGAAAGACTTTAACCCTGTCGCAGGGTTCTTAACCTTCAGTGCATTTGGAGTAGCCCAAAACTCCATACGTGTGGGCTCAGCGTTAGGCAGATCTTTATCTGTTAAATCAGATTCCAAAATACCTGTGGCTTTGACATTCACTTTGACAAGTGGTGTCTGGTTTTCACCTACCACATCAGCTCTATAGCTAGTGATAATGAAGTCATAACTACCCTCAGGTAATACAACTGTCATAGGTGTATCCTGTGGTGTCATGGTTAGAAAGTCAGCAACGTTTGACATTATTTGTCTCCTTTTGTTGTGGTTGTTTGTAGTTTGCTTTTCGCATTAGCTTGTATGGAAGTAAACAATTTACTTAAGTCTAACTCCATGTTAGGTTCAATCAAACTAGGCGCAGTTACTTTGAGATCCATCTTGTTATCAGATACTGTTCTCAGAGAACGTTCATTGCCTTTGCTTGTTGTCTTGCTATCTATGCGACATACACAGTTAAAGTATCTACCTATCTTGGTAGACAACTTAGAACCTACGGAAGTAGGATATGCTTTGGACATACCTAACTCACCTTCCATGTATTGAATATGTGAAGTAACTACCACGTTACATTTCACCTCGTCTCCTGTAATGTATTGGAGAATATTCTGCACATCTCGAGCAGCCGTTCCCCATTCAGGTTGTGTCGGTTGCTCAGTAGGTTTCTTGTTATTAAAGACGAGTGCTCCTCTCAAAGCAGCCTCACCCATGAGTGTAAGAGAATCAATAACTAAAACAGTATCGTCTCCCCACTCTTTCACGGAACCGAAGTTCTCTTCTCCGTCTTTCCAAGTGGCTAATAATTGTGCCCCTCTTCTGAACGCAGATGCTTGTCCCAATGAATCTCTTAATGATACATACGACACCCTAGATACTGCGTCAGGTGTTAAGTATTCTGAAAGAATATCTAACCCATCATCAAAATCTAGGATGCGTAATTTTTTACCAGCGTTTGCTAAACTCGCAAGGGCTGATGTCTTACCACTGCCACTATCTCCTACGAGAAGTAGCTTAGTAACTGATGTTGATTTGTGTTGACTTATGTTCGCCATCTATGGTCTCCTATTTAAGTTGTAAGTATATCTTGTTTTAAATATTTGTCAAGAAAAAAGTTTCTTGGCATCGTGATAAGTACCTATGTGCCTACCATTGACTACGATCTGTGGAAAGGATCGCGCATCAGGAAACAATTCAAAGAACTCTTCCCTCTTAAAATCCTTGTCTAACATAAGTACAACAGGATTATATTCTTTCAGTAACTGTTTCGCGTTTTGACAGTAGCTACAATTTTCTTTTGAATATATTTCTATATGCTTTCTCATTTAGTACCACCATCAATAACCTCTAACGTCATAGGCTTAGTCTCTTCTAAGTCTGCATGTAACTGCTGTCTGAAATCTTCTTCGAAGAACATATCTCTTTGATTACCTGAGTGTGAGCAAGTCTCTCTAAACTTACACCCACCATAGTTATTACATGCTGTAAAATCCGCAGGATAATAACCTGAGTCAGCATATACATCTGATATCTCAAGGTGGTGTATCGTATCTTCATACCACTCGTCAAGTAAATCTTTATGTACATTGAATACTTGCCTTGCAAACCTAGTAAAGTTCACACCTGTCTGTACTCCATCAATGATAGCACCATCCACAGGTAACTTGAGTACCTCACGACACGCCCATATGTATGCAAAGATCTGATTGTTAGGCATGAATCCTTTGAAGTAATAGTCAGACAAGGATGTCTTCGTAGTTTTAAAGTCTACAATATATAACCTATCATCTATGGTAACAATCTTATCTATCCTACCACTAAACCTGTGACCTTTGTCTCCAATAGGTACTTCGAATCTCTGCTCAAGGGCAGGCGTTCCGTCAGGCATGGTCGCTAACTTTAAGTTGTCGTCCCAATATTCTTCGGCTCTCCATACGATAGCACGTAGACAGGATTCTAATCCCCTTGCCTTATCATCAGACAAGTTTAGTTCCTTGCCAAAATTTTCGAGGACAAACTTAACCGCCATGACTAGTGACTCTTCTTTAGATTTACCTTCGAACTTACCAATCTCTAGTTGTTCAAAGCCCTCGTGTACTGCTGATCCAAAACCTGTAGCCGTACCATAGCTAGCATGTCGCCAACCATTTAGTACTGACCAGTTATAATATCTTGGACATGCAAGAAAAGAACTTAGACTAGATGTATCCCATACCTTCTGGACGGGGGCACCTCTGTCGTTCCATATAAACTTCCTTAATCTTTCGGGCAACTCACTCATTTATTTTCTCCTATGTTTCTGATAGTAACATGTCAAGTGGGTTCTTGTCAAACTTTTTAGGTGCTATCTTTGTCGCAGACCCTTTACTAATTCTCTTACCACTTGCCTCGGCATGTCTCACGTTCTCTCTCGTAGCCTGTAGATAAGCAACGATAGTTTGTATACCCTTCTCATCTTCGGCTAGTACAAGAGGGTCTGTCTCTAGTAACTCACTAGGAATCTCAAGAGTAATTTCTTTTTCTTTTTCTTTTACCATTAGTGTTGAGTATCCTTTCCTGCATTTTTAAATTCAGTCATCACATCTTGATCTGACTTACTTGCTTTCTTTTGCATCTCATCTATCATCTTACCTGATGTAGCTGTTGTATGTAGGATGTCAGCAAGTAAACCAACTAACCCCATAGCACCATACTTAAGTAGTGATAGCCTCATGCCTACCTCGATCAAAGCTGACACCACTACATCAGTAGGGTATTCTTCAGCCGCCTCTAGTATGGCAGGTTTCAATGTCTCGATAGCCTTCTCAAACTCTAATCTATATTCTTCTTCTTCCATTATATTTCCACTCCTGTATCTGCATCTTTAATAATTAAGTCCTGCATTTTATCGAGGACGCTAGAGATTTCAACTCCCTTGTCTGATGTGTTGATAGATAACATGTCATACTTTTGGTGGTCAACATTATCTTTGTTAGACATCTGTTCACGATATGCTTTTACATATCGGTGTATCCTCATCTTAAGTGCGAAAGGATTGTCGCTTGGTATAAATAGTTTTACTTCTTCCTTGTCAACTGAGTCAATGTAATCACTCGCCTTTTCTAAGGCGTTTGAAATATCTATCTGTTGAAATAAATTGTACGTCTTTGGATTGAATCCCATCTCTGTGTACCTCCTGTAAATATTCGTAATCGTTTGCGTCAAATCTTGGGTCATCTACATACTCACTGATGTCCATGTTCTCGTCAAATAATTCTAGTGTTTCATCAGTTAAGAAATCATCACCTGTCGTATATGTCTTTTTCTTTTTAGTCATGCCGTCCTCCTTTTAAAGTATTACGTTTTGTATAAATAAACCTATGAAAAGAATAGCTACTCCGTAAGTAGCTACCCACATCAATGCTCCTGTGATCCTATTACATATTTCTTCGAAGCCCATTATTGATTGCTCCATTCGAGTATGTTTCTTTTAGATTTAATATTGTCTTGAGTTAAATAGCTAGGCTTGTATGGCAGGTCGTCCATTACATACATCTTTACTATCATCTTTTTATTATCGCTTAATCTAACTATGGTGTCAACCATCTTATATGCCGCACCCTTTTCCATTCTATCTATGTAGTGGTACACGGCAGGGTTAGTCAGTTTAAAAACCTCGCCCCTTATCTTGTACTTAAATGTATCTTCATCTTCGTTACTTCTAAATACTATAGGGTAGGCATTGCCTAGATCTCCCATGTTAAAGTTCGCGTCCACTGTTGTAGCAGTATCTATAAACTCTTGTGATCTAAGTAGGTCGTGTAGTCTTTCGTTTCTTTTTAGTGTTCCGTATACGAACAGGTATTCCTCCACTTGTTTTCCTTTCTCTGTTTTTTTCAAACGCAATCCAATCTCCTAGCCCTGTGTGACATAAGAGTTCAGTCATAAAGTTACCGAATGAATTAACTATAGTCTCTTCTTCCTTATCTTTCAAATGGTATTGATAATAACCTACATGTAATAGTTCATGCAGTACCACATTGATTGCATCAGCCCCACCCGTGTCTATCATTTCCTTATCTAGAAAGATTTGATAGGGTGGCTTGACTATAAATGTACCTTGTGCTTCTCCGATTTCGTACATTAAGTTATGAGGTAGACATACTAACTCAATTTTAAATGCTCCGATTCTTATATGTTTAGGTAGTTTCATACTCTATTGTTATCACATTTTCTTACTGATGTCAACAAATTTATTTAGTTTATCATCATTACAATGTATACCAAGCCAGACCCATTTCATTTTAGTAGAGCGTGGTGTTGGTTTAATATTTAATATCTTATATACTAACTTCATTATCATTTTATTCTCCTGTCATTGTGTCGGTCAGTGTGATACAACCAACCCATGTCTGTTATCTCTTGATTGTTATATGCTTCGACAAACTGTCGGACAGTATAATACTTTGGCATCTCTACTGACGATCCTGTTCCGTCTAATAGGAATCTATCTAGCTGTGCGTCCGTCACTTTGTCGGAGGGATTCCAATAGGCTATATCCCATACCATATCCTCATCCTTCATTGTGTATACTCAACCATTTCTGAAACTGTTCCCTGTCTTGCATCTCTGTTTGAGGAAACGCATCATAACATTGAGCCAACCTCTCGGCTAGTAATCTTTCGACCTGACCTAGTGGTATATACTTACGCATGAATTGTATAAGCCCTTTAGAGAACTCTCTATTTTGTGTTTCTTGTTTTGTCATTAGCCTTACCTTCCTTATACTTCCTTGCTAGTGTGAAGTAACGCATAGCCTTATCAAAATTCATAGTACCATTGATAGCATTACCTTTAAGTCTTTCATATTCCAACTGCTCTTCTTTCTTCATTGCCTAACTCCTTACTTATATACATATGCAGTATATTGATTTCAATTTCCCTCATCTTTATCTGCCTATTCATATGGAGATATGCACCTCCATATCCTAGACTACCCATAAACACCAGCATAAAAAATAATACTAAGCCAGTCATATGAAGTACCCTAAAGTAAATGCTAGACAAATAATTATTGTCATAGTCAGTAGCATTACAGTTATACTTTCGTAGTTCATTTTCTATCCTCCTCCATTGGGTTAACTATCTTTTTCATTCTTATCCTTCCTTACGAACTGTCCTTCATGTTCGTACCATGTCATTGATTCTTTGTGTGCATTAACTAACACACTAAACAAATCATCTTGGTGTGCATTAGTATCTTCATACTCTTGTAGTTCTACATCAGTCATGTTCTCTACCTGATCTTGCATCCATTCTTTTACCTTACCCATTGTCAAAGTCCTCCTGTTGTTCATCTTCTTCTAGCCTTTGTATATGTTTATCTATATACTCGACCGCCTCAAGCCACCCTTGCGTGATTCGTTCATCACTTGTTCCGACTGGCAATCTCTCGTACCCTTCTATCTGTTGAGATAGATCCGTTTGTAGTGTACTTAGTTCCGTCTTTAGTCTGTTAATCATAGTCATCATTATACTCCTTCTATTATTAAATGCAACAACTATTGTGTCGCAGTAATGTAATACCGCACGATCACCGAATGACCTCGTATTACACCCTTATCGTACTACCCACCCCCATACCCCTCTAATATACGATTTTAATTATATTATTTTTTTATATATAATTAATTATATATATATATATATATATGTAAGGGTGAGGGTGTGACATCCCCTAAACAGGTGTGGTTCGGGGTTTGTCGGTGATTTCACGGTGTTATATTGGGAAAAAAGGGGACATTGCAATTCAGTTTTGCCGTGCCCCCTCTTTTCGTGAGGTATTAGCTATGCTAATTTGTTGAAATTAAAGGTGTCTTATATCCGTGTTCATCCCATGATAAAGTTTTGTCTGAATCTTTGGACAGTTGTTCAATGTTATCTGTCGGTAGCAATTCAAACTCATTTCTACCAGTATGGAATATCATTGCCTTCAGGTCATGAGGTATACCATTGGGCATACTGTACTCAGAAGTTGTCACATCCCTTGAATTTATATATGCCCTGTTGAAGAAAGGCATATTCTTTTTCACGGCAGGATATAGATACTTATATGATCGCCATACATTCGGCTTAGTTAATATTCTCCTGTGTATTTTATACTCAGGTTTGTCTACCACTAAGGAATTAAATTCGGCATGGTTTATCTTAGTGCCTGTCGCAATCAAGATATACTTTGATTCATGGTTATCCACAAACTTTAACTCCTTGATCTGCTGTTTAATTTTGGTGATAGTTGATTCATCAGTATCGACAATCTTAAATCTATGGGTGTAAGGTATATGAGGTGGCATAATTTTGGCGATGCCCCAAGATATATCTTTCATATTTACCTGTGATTCAAGGCTTTCAGCTACACCTTTTGCATATCTCTGCAAACTCTCATCTTTAAATGCTCTAGCATTTCGTAAATCTTTATCAACAAATACATAACTTCTGTCTTTCTTAAACATAACAAAGTTTCTTCTTGTTGATAAACATAATCCCATAATCATTTGCTTTTGCATAGCTATAGGTTTTACTTTATAAGTCCATGTCATTATTTGTTTCCCTTCTTTTTATTATTCTTAAGTTGTTGCAGTTCAGATATACTGTCATAGATTTCATCATCAGTAGCATATACTAGGTCTTGCAATAGTTCAGCAGTCCCACTAGGATTTCTCTTAATGACCTCATCTATTTCATCATGGGTTGCCCCATACAAATCAGATAGGTTATACAACTCTCCATCTCTAGCTATATCGAATGTCTTACTTAATGGTTTGAAAGTTTCGGTGTCGTAGTCATACATTCCACCATCCCAACCATCATAGCCGTACATATTATCATCATACATACCTTTAACTTTCTTATTAAACCATGTACCATTAGCATATGTATTACCATATACTGATAGTGGTTTGTTATCTGACAAGGTGTCAGTCACAGGATCATAATCCATACCAACCCCCCTTGATAGTGAGTATGTATTGGATAGCCACATATCATTATCTAAAGTTTCACCTTGATCTTCATTGATAGTAGTAAACTTCTTTGTCTTACTATCTAGGAATAATAACTTATCGCTTCCGATACTATCCTCTATCATGTCCTGCCAATCTCTATTGTATAGTAGATCAGGATTGTTGGCTAACATAGGTCGCAATACATACTTTATATACTGGTGTGTGTCTGATTTATCTTTGTCAAGCATTGGGGTAGGTAGCTTTGCACCATTGTGCATCAAGAATAAATCACGACCATGTTTTTCCATAGTCAATACACTAAAGGGGTGGCAATTACTTTTGTTAGTTTCACCTACTGTTGTGTATCTCCAATGTAATCCCATTGGAATTTTTAAATCTTTGTACTTATCGAACAGTTGCACAATGTCATCTGAAGATTTAGGCACAATCTTTTGTGTATGTATTCTATCTTTCATTAGATACATGACACCAAATCCGTCTGAATTATTTTCATATGCAGACTTGATTAAGTTTTCTTTGACTTCTGAAGAGTCATTTGTTTTTACTATTAAGCACATTCGTTTACCTCATTTTCTCTTATAGTGTTGTTTATCTTAGGTTGTGAAAAGCCATTCTTCACAAGCCACTTATAAAGGTATGGATACACACCTCTATTGTTTTGCATACTCACATAGTCTGCAAATTTTTCATAGGTCAGTTCAATTATCCTATCTGAATGATTATCATAGGCAGATTGCTTTACAAATTGAACTAAGGCATGGACAAATTCTAAGTTCCTTAGTACCCCTTGCTTGGCAATGTTTCCTCTAAATATTCTGAACTCTATAGTTTTAGAATTGCCATTATTAAGAGCTTCATATCTATTTCTAGAACTCTCAAGCCCTTCCTTGACTGACTTGGGTGATCTTTCACAGTATGAAGCCGATCCTCTACCAGCAAACTGATTTATAAAGTCAGCATTATGCCCACCATTTATAAATATTAATAGCTTACCGATTTCTAATGGTGTGACTGATCTCCTATCTATATGAATATGTATGCCACAATCTCTAGAGTGCCATGCTTTTATTCTATCTGCAAAGTTATGTTTACTTTCACAGAATTTAGACCACATATATTTTTGTGCTTTTAGGGTGGCAGGTATAGTCACAATCTCCCCACTATCTGTATCGTCATCCCCTAATGAGCCGTCATTTTTTACAATCGCAAACCCTTTCATTTGTGAATGTATATCTGATACTACATCTTCTAGATCATGGTCGTCCCTCAATCTAAATTCAGATTCAAGTCCCATAAGCATCTCATCTTTGTCATCACTTGGCAACCTCATGCCCTCATTGATCCACCCTGTTGTTAAGCCACGACCTTGCATGAAGTTAACTACACATGTTTTATAATAGTGTTTGCCGTATTCATCTATATCTGTTTCATCACGTTCGTCATCAAACTCATCATCATAGTCAGGGTAATCGTCGTTATGATAATACATTCCGTCATGCTCTGAATAACTGTAATCTCCGTCACAACAACTTTGACAGACTCTTATCTCACCTGATCCCTCAATGAATATCATTTCATCATAGTTGTCATATCCGTCACAATCTTCACATTGACTTAAGTCATAGTCAGACGCTTCAGATAACGGGGTAGTAGATCGCATACTCCATAATAGATTAGAATGTCTTGATACATTGAAGCCCCTAGCAGTACAATGATCGTGTATTATTCTAGTAAATGCTGATATCCTAGAAAATAACGCACCTAAATCCTCATTAGGGCGACCAACTGTTTCCCTTAAATGCAGCTCTAACTTTTCCCTATCAAGTAAGTCATGTCGTGTCAGGTATTTTATTCTGAATCGTCTATAAACTTCGTAGTATGAAAGACTACTGCTTGAGCTAGTACTATAAGTCCTAGATCGCATAAGTCTTAACAAACTTTTAGTATCGATTGCTTCTGTCATATTAGTACCTCACTATATGTTAGTTAATAAAATTATTATAGCAATCATATAAGTAATTGCAATAAGCCATTGTGTCGCACGGAAATAATCTTTTTCCAAGTCAACCTGTTTATTGAATATCATCTTTCGATATCCCATGCTACATGAAGCACACCCTTACACCATGTCAAACATTCGGTAGGTGTCAGTCTTTCGGTGACATCATGCGATCCGTTATTAGATCGTATCCTATATGGATATGTATATGATGAATTATGCTCTACTTCATAATCCTTGACATATATTTCGTTTATCTTAGCAATCAGTTGTTCTATCTTTTTTCTTTTACTCATTTAAAATACCTCATTCAATTCTACTGTGTCTACGTTTATGCTATCATTGCTAGCATGTGTTGATGGATATACTAGCATATTATTCTCTTTTTTAAGTATAGAGTTAAATCTGCTATACGTTAAAGCTAACATTGGTTTGCCTTCTCTAAAATGATAGGGTGTGTCCATAAACTTTTGAACAGTCTCCCAACATGCTTTTACATTTCCATAAACATATGGTCGTGGTAAATCACCGCCATATACTACATATAAATACTTCTTAGTCATAGTTTATTACCTCTTTTTGTTAATCTGTTTTTATCTTAGCAAATTGATTCGTTAAGTCAATCGGCATTTTGTCACACCCTTGTACTTGCCATTCTCATCCAGTAATCATATTCAGGATGATCTTTTGCTTTTTGTCTTAACTCGTATATGCCCTCACAATACGTAGCTTCTTTACCAAGTGATCCGAATTGCCATTTTTGTCCATGCTCAAACCCCTTTTTAATCTTGCCGTTCGCGTCCATATATAAAGTCCTGTTAGCCATTTTGTACCCCTTTTAGTTTTATTGTTCCTTCAGTATGGCAGGTTGGTTTTTAAAGTCAATTGCCAAAGTGTCGCATTTTTTAGTATCTTAATTAGATAATAATAAAAGGTTATTAGTTAATAACTAAGTTGTTTTTTATTGGTTATCTGCTTTCATTATGGCAAATGCATTTGAAATGTCAACAACTATTTTATGCCAATGTGTCGCAGTTGCTTAGTCTTATTATATGTATATTTGTTCGTGGTTTGTTCGGTCGTATATAGTGTCAATATGGTATAGTGTCGCACCCCTGTGGCATAAGGTCGCACCTTTTTAAAGGCGTTGTCTGCCCTACGATTTTCACGCATCTGTATTTCTGATCTGATTGTACCACCAATCGGTGATTAGTCAATCGGCGTATTGTCGCAGACCATCTGATAAGGGGCATTACCCCTTATCGCATAGTCTCCTGTGCTATATTGCCGCAGCTCTCGCGAACCATTGGCGTTTAAACCTAGTGGTCGGTTTTGTTGCAGTCGCGTATTTGTTAATCATTTCCTGCCCCTGCCATATCTTGAACTCGGTCGGGCTATTCGCCTTGCGTGTGTGGCTTCTGATTAGTACTCTGAGCCTGGCGCGTGATCTTTCTTTTAAAAGTATTGTCATGGTTATTACCTCATTTCTAAATCTATTAGATCAAATAAGGTTATCAATAGCAATCGGCATTATGTCGCAGGTAGAATGGCGATATACGGCACTATATAAACTTAGACATGGCTAAACTTTTTAGCCTTTAGCAACTTGCCTATCTACTGACTAGGGGGACTTATATCTTTACCCCCACCCCCAAAATATAGAAAATCTTATCTTATATATATGCAGGTCCAAAAATTTTAGCAAAATTTTAGACTTTTTTTCTTTTACGTATCAGGGTGCGTAGTTCCAGATCAGGCCTGTTAGAATTTCGCGTGCCCCTCCTTGCTACAAAGTAATCAATAAGCATCCGCATAATTTGTTTATGACTCATGGCATTGAATAGGACTTTAAGTAGGCGCTCGGTATTCCTTTTTAATTTTTCTTCTGTAATAATGCGGTGAAGTTTATACATGGGATCTCCTTGCCTGTTTAGTCGAGGGGGCACATCGAGTGAGGGCGATGTTTTAAAGCCCCCTCTATTACAGGAGACTCGCGTGAAACGAGTTAACATAATGCTACCATACAAGCACTTGTTAAGGGAAGGGTGGTATGTTATAATTTTTTTATGGCAAAGAATGATAAGGGGTTGACAGACCGCCAGGAAATCTTCTGCACGGAGTTCATTAAAGATCTTAACGCGATAGCCGCTGCAAAGCGTGCTGGATACGGTAAGCTCTCTGCCGAACGAAATGCGTACAAATTTCTTAAGCACGAGGCAATCCGCAAACGTATTGAAGAACTAAAAGAAGAATCATTTAAGAGAACAGCAATTGACTCGGATGATATCTTGAGACGCTTAGTGAGAATAGCGGATCGAACAGAACAAGAGGGTGACTTCAATGCCGCCATTCGAAGCCTAGAACTATTGGGTAAACATAAAGCACTGTGGACAGAGAAGACAGTTAACGAAACAACTATCATGAATGCCTTCGCATCTGGTAACTCAGAGGAAGATATTGAAAGAGATGTTGAACGTCTTAAAAGAATCGCAACGCCCAAACTTAAAATTGTATCAGGAGAAACAAAATGATTTTAACACCAAACCTAGAACCGTACACAGGCAAAGAACCCATTGATATATATTCACAATTAATTTTGTGGGGTGGCCTTGGTTACATCAAGTCAGAATAAATTAGCAGATAGAGACGCAGCCACAAGGCTTGCGGTTAAACAAGCGCGGGAAGATTTACTGGCATTCGTTATGCTTATGAATCCATCCTTCAATGTTGGGCCGCATCATCGTTTACTATGTGACGAACTGATGGGACTTGAGAGAGGCGAAACAGATAGACTCATGGTCTTTGTTTCTCCCCGTTCATCTAAGTCTTTAATCACATCTACTTACTTTCCTGCGTGGGCTTTAGGTCGTAATCCTTATTGGCAAGAGATAGCAGTATCTCACTCAGATGACTTAGCTACTAAGTTCGGTAGAACTATAAGAGATATTATTAATACTACTGCGTTCATGACTATATTCCCTAAAGTAAAAATTCGTAAAGATAATAGAGCGGCAAACTCTTGGGCGCTAGAGACAGAAGGAAAAGTAGCAGGAAGTTTCTTAGCTGCTGGTTCTGGATCTGGTATTGCAGGTTTTGGTGCCCACCTTGCAGTCATTGATGATCCTATATCAGAGCAAGATGCTTATTCTAAGACACGAAGAGAACAGTTAAACAACTGGTATTCCTCTGGATTGCGTACAAGACTTATGCCAGGTGGAAAAGTTGTGCTTGTTATGACAAGATGGCACGAAAATGATCTTGCTGGTTACTTATTAAACCAACAAGATGCTTCTCCGTTAGCAGATAAGTGGAATGTTGTGCGAATACCTGCGTTAAATACTACAGAGTCTGCCAAAGAATTAGAAAAAGCACGTAAAACTTTAGTTGAACAAGGTTATTTAGAAAAAGATTACCCAAAAGCTAAGGTTGGAAACTCGTTTTGGCCTGCACCTGACAGAGTAGGTGGTTTTTGTTGGACAACTGCAGACATTGTACGTACAAAAAACAATACACCCCCGTTTAAGTTTGATGCTTTGTACTTACAGGCCCCATCATCAGAGTCTGGTGGCATAATTCCAGTAGAGTACTGGCAAGATTGGTCAAGCGAAGATCCACCTGACTGTGATTTTATTATTCAGTCCTGGGATACTGCGTTTTCTACTAAAACTACTGCAGATTTTTCCGTAGTCACTACATGGGGAATATTTAAAAAAGATGAACTTAGTATAGCCAACATGGTTTTACTGGGAATGGAGAAAGGCCGCTGGGATTTCCCCACACTAAGAGAAAAAGCGGTAGAAAAATATGTTAAACATAGACCTGACTCTATAGTGATTGAAAAGAAAGCTTCAGGACAGTCATTAATACAAGATCTACGATTAGCTGGCTTACCTATTCAAGAATATCAACCAGATAGAGATAAAGTTTCTAGAGCATATGCAGTTAGTTCTTTATTTCACAATGCAAGAATATATGCCCCTCTAAAAAAGGTATGGGCAACAGAAACTATAGAAGAATGTAGACAATTTCCTTCAGGTCCACATGATGACATAGTAGATTCTGTAACACAAGCAGTACTATACGTACGTAATGGGGGATACTTAGAACACAGTGACAATTCATGGCTTGACTTGGGCGATGAAAGTGTATATAATAAAAAACGCAGACGTTTTTATTAAAGGATTGGATACATGGCAATAGAAGAAATTTTAAATAACCCCACAGGAGAAGAGATAGAATCAGTACGTGATTTAACTCCAGCGGAAGAAGAAATTATAGTTCAAGAAGATGGTACAGCCGAAGTTACATTAGAAGATAAACCTCTCATGGAAGAAGCTAAGGCAATGGGTTTATTTGATGACGAAGATTTACCAATGGATGTTCAAGATCATTCAGCAAACTTAGCTGAAATTCTTGATGATTCAGATTTACGTGCAATAGGTAGTGAATTATTAGATTCGTTTGAACGTGATCAAAACTCAAGAGAAGAGTACGATACTATAGCAGAAGAAGGTGTAGATCTTTTAGGATTTAAATCTGAAAATAGTGATGAACCTTTTCCAGGAGCAGCATCTGCTTCTCACCCTGTACTTGCACAAGCAGTAGTAAAATTTCAAGCTAAAGCTTACAAAGAATTATTTCCAACAGAAGGACCGATACGTACGCGCATCGTTGGATCACAGACTCCACAAAAAATGGAGCAAGCAAATCGTGTAAGACATTTTATGAATTACCAAACACAAATTCAAATGCCTGAGTACGGACCTGAGTTAGATAGATTATTATTTTATGTATCTTTGTACGGTTCAGCTTTTAAAAAAACTTATTGGGATGTTTCTTTACAAAGACCAAGAACAGAATATATTAAAGCACAAGATTTTTACATAGACTATTATGCTTCTGACTTAGAAACTGCAGAAAGATTTACACATAAATATTCTATGTCTATGAACGAAATTAAAAAATTTCAAATAGCTAAAACTTTTAGAGACATAGATGTCCAAGAAAGTACAGTATCAGAAAGTAATGCAGAAGATGCATCAAATGAAGTTTTAGGATTAACAAAACCCTTTGGAGAAACAGAACGTGTAGAAATCTTAGAGATGCATGTGAACTTAGACATCCCTGGTTTTGAAGATCCTGATGGGTTGAAATTACCCTACATTGTCCACATGACAGATGAAGGAGTAGTATTAGCTATTCGTAAAAACTGGAATGAGGACGATGTTAAAAAAGAAAAGAAAATGTATTTCACTCATTATTACATGATACCTGGATTAGGTTTTTATGGTTACGGGTACATCCATTTAATTGGAGGTTTAACAAAGACAGCGACTTCATCTATGAGACAACTGATAGATGCTGGTACGTTTGCAAATTTACCTGGCGGGTTCAAAGCACATGGACTTCGCGTGCTTGCCCCAGATGAGCCTATTGCTCCTGGTGAATGGAGAGAAGTAAATAGTCCAGCAGGTGACTTAAGCAAGTCATTGCAACCTTTACCTTTTAAAGAACCCTCAGGTACCTTATACAATTTAATGCAGTATGTAGTAAATGCTGCAAAAGAGTTTGCTGACTCAGCTGATAACATAGTAGAAAAAGCTTCTAACTATGGACCAGTTGGTACAACCATGGCTTTATTAGAGCAATCTTCTAAGCTATTCTCAGCAGTGCACAAGCGTCTGCATAACGCTCAATCCAAAGACCTGCGAATACTCGCGAGACTAGATCATGAGTATCTTCCTGATATGTATCCTTACGAGGTCGCAGGTGGTGCACAACAAGTTTTTAGGGAAGATTTTAATTTAAAATCAATTGATGTCATTCCTGTTTCAGATCCTAACATGCCCACTGAAGCGCACAGAATTGCAAAGGTAAATGCAGTAATGCAAATAGCTCAGCAAAATCCTAATGCTTACAACATGGAAGCGATAGGAATGGAATTGTTTTCTGCAATGGGGATTGAAGAACCACAAAGATATTTAAAAGCTAAACAACAACCTATATCAGCAGACCCTGTGACAGAAAATATGGCTGCTATGAAGGGGGCACCTCTTCAACCTAAACCAGAACAAAATCATGATGCGCATATTGTGGCTCATGCTTCTTTAATAAATAACCCAGCATATAAAGAAAACATGCCTATGGTACAAACATTAGCTTCACATATTCAAGAACACTTAGCTATGAAATATAGAAGTTCAATTGTTCAAATGATTCAAGATCCTCAATTACAACAAGCAGTTATGTCAGGACAACCTTTACCACCTGAAATGGAAAATCAAATTGCTTTACTTGCTGCAAATGCTTCTGACTCTATTATGAAATTAGACGAAGAGAAAGCAAAGATTATGTCAGGCGAAAAGAAAAGTGTAGCTGAACAACAACTAGAAATTCAACAAGCAGATTTAGATTTACGTAAAGCTAAGTTAGCTCTTGACTCTAAAATACATTCAGATGAAATGGGATTAGAAGAAGCTAAACTTATGATTGATGATGAGAACACTGATTTAGAAAGACAGCGCAAAGAAACTAAAGATGCAATGGACTTAGCTAAGTCAGGAATACAGCAAGCAAAAATTACAATTAAAAAAGAAGGAATGTAGTGGGAGATCCAGTCTTAAAAAGAATTGGAGTTAGCGGATATAATAAACCTAAGCGAACACCTAGCCATCCTAAAAAATCTCATGTTGTTGTAGCTAAAGAAGGAACTAAAGTTAAGACAATTAGATTTGGGGAACAAGGAGCTAGTACTGCTGGCAAACCTAAAGCTGGTGAGTCTGCGCGCATGAAAGCCAAACGTGCCTCCTTCAAAGCAAGGCATGGAAAAAATATAGCTAAAGGAAAAATGTCTGCAGCATACTGGGCAGATAAAGCAAAGTGGTAAAAAATAATTATATAATTATATTATTATTACTTTTAGCATCTTGCACGTTTACAGTAAAAGATTTAGACGCAGCCGAAACCAATACTGTGTCGAGTACTGTCGTAACAAACAGCACACCACCTACAGCCAATAGCCCAAGTGTAGTAGTCAATAATTCAGATGTATGTACTAGTGGATATTCTGGAAGTGTTCAAACCCAAGTCTTGGGTATTAGTTCAGGTATAACAATCAAAGACACTAATTGTGAAATGATTAAATTAAGTAGACAATTATATGGCATGCAGATGAAAGTAGCTGCTGTTTCAACATTATGTGCTGACTATAGAATCTTCGATGCAATGTGGATGTCATCAACTTTTTGTCCATACATGGGGGCTATAGGGGAAGATGCTAAACAGGGTTGGTTAGACAATCCTCACATGGTCCCAAAAGATAGCCAAGTGTTTGCATCTCTAGCTAAAGAAGAACAGTTAAAAAAGAAAGAAAAAAATAATGCAAGAGAAACTAAGCATAAGTCTTTGGATATTATTGCTATCCTTACTTTTGTTGCCATTTTGCTTTGATGCAAAAGCCGAGTGTACAACTGAAACAATAGGACTATGTGCTCCTGGAGTAACCTTCGAAACCTCAACAACAGAAACTGTAGAAACTACAGTTACTAACCAAGACTCAGGAGACCTATTAGATGGTATTAATGATTATGTAACTTCTACTAAAGAAGGTGACATGGATAGTGACTGGGGTGGGCAAGGTTCTGCTTCAATGCCTACAGGAAGTTATTGTAATGAATTAGGTACTGATAGATGTGCTGAAATTACTTCCTCCACTTTAACAACTTTTTATCAAGAAATAGATATCTCATCATTAGATATTACAAATGGGGGTAGAACTAATTACACAATTAAAGTAGATAAGCAAGATTCACAAGATAGAATCTATATGAAAATTCACGGAAATAATGGAAATGAACAAATATTTAAAGGAACTAATATCTTATCTGAAACTGGAGTTACCTCAGGCTATCAGTTATATTCAGGTGGATTTGATTTCGGTGGTGTTTTAAATACTATTACAATTGAGATTGGAGGACAAGATATCAATCTTTCAGTCGGAGTTTTATTTGATGATGTAACAATCAATGTTCTTTATAATGTAGTAAATACAATTGTTACTCAACACATTCAAAATATGGAAGAGTTCTTAACTTTAGACTACGAGCAAGATGTTAATGATGTTGCTGAAATGATATTTGAAAATAATGAAATTAAAGATGATTTTAACTTTGAGCCAATAGAAAAACCTATGGATGAATTTTCTTTTGAAACTGTTGAAACAGAAATGCAAGAGTTTGAAATGGATTTTCAAATGGATATGGATATGAATATGGAATATGATATACCAATGGATATGCCTACCACTGTTACAATAATGCCAGATGGTTCTATGGAAATGGATGCGCCTATGGAGATGACAATGGCTTCCGTTGAAATGGAAATGGAGATGGATATTGAAACAACAGAAGAACCTACTATGGATATGCCGAAGACCATGGACAATGAACCTGATATGGAAACTAATATGGATTCTGAACCTAATGAGCCGCAAGAAATGGAAGCCCCTGAAGAGGACGTGGGAGAATCAAAACTTGAACCCGAGCCTGAACCTGAGCAACAAGAAGAAATTGAAGAACCCAAGCCTGAAAAAGTTGAACAAGAAGCAGAAGAAACTGAAGCCGAACCAACTGAATCAGAACCTGAGCCTGAAGAAGAAATAGAAAAACCTAAGGAAGAACCTAAAAAGGAACCTACCGCTAAACAAAAAGCAGCTACAAAGATAGTTAAAAATATGGGAGATAAAGGCAGGTATGAAGAAGGTAATCAAATTAAAACTCTTATAGTTATGCAAGTACTAGGTGATACTAAAAGTTTTTTTAATAGTCAATTAACAATACCAGATATAGAAGGGTTCTTTACAAATGACTCGTTACCTGATACAATGTTATCTGATAACAACGTAGCACAGTATCTTTTATTTGGAGGAAGCAACAGTCTAATGGATCAACTAGTAGACAGTCAATATAAATAATGGCAGAAGTAGAATTTGCAGGATTAAAATTTAAAGGAGGTAAGGTCTTTGGTATCTTACTTGCTCTAAGTACTCTTATAGGTTCTCTATATGGAGGCTTCGTTATGTTCAAGGATTATCAAGATATGAAATCCGTAATGCTATCCTATTCGGCCCCCGACCTTTCGGGTTTGGAAAAAGAATTAGCTCTTATAGAACAAAAAGTAGGTATTATATCTAGTGAAATGGCAATGATGATTGCTGAAATAACCTTAGTATCTGACGTAGCCAATGAACTAAAAAATGACCTTCGCACAGATTTAAGAAGAGTTGAATCTATTATTGAAGACGTAGAACAAAATCAGAAAACAGATTCAAGAGAAAATTCATCTGACATTAAATTTGCTATTAAAGATATTCAAGATGAAATGGCAGAACTAGAAATAAAAATTACTGAAATAATTCAAAAGACTTTAGCTAATCCCTTAGCTGGCATGAAATAGTCTTGACATTTATGTATTAATTACTATATAATAATAACAACAATCTTTTTACAGGAGGATCAATGTTAGACCAAACAAGAGTATACAAAGAACGGATGACACAAGTTTTGAGTGAGGCTATAGAAGTTAACAATACTCAATTAATAAATGGGAGTGCAGAAGATTATGCAAACTATAAATATCTAGTAGGCATAGGACAAACTCTGTTAGACATGAAAGATCGTCTACATACAGAGTACATTAAGCTATATAAAGAAATAGCAGGAGGCACAGATGAATAAAGAACTACCAAAACCACAAGGTTATAGAATGTTATTAAAACCTTGGGAGCCATCAGACAAATCAACTGGTGGTGTAATATTTTCAGAACAGACAAGAGACATGATTAGGTTTGCTTGTGTGGTTGCTGAAGTAATAGACATGGGATCTGAATGTTATAAAGACATGTCTAAATCAAGCACTACCTGGTGTAAGCCTGGAGACTATGTATTAACAGGTAAGTATGTTGGATTAAAATTCAAATACGAAAACGCTGACTATTCTATCATTAATGATGATGAAGTGGTAGCCGTAGTACCCAATCCAGCAAAGATAAAACACAGATAGACACTTGCAAATATGCCACAATTTGTGGTATTATATTGGCATAGCGCATAACGCAGTTCGCAACTGACGGAGGTAAATATGATAGAAGACCCAAAAGAACCGATTGACCAAGAGGAAGAACTCGAGGTTTTAATTGATGAAGAAGGCCAAGTAGAAACGTCTTCTGAAGAGCCACAAGCTCCAGAAAAAGAAACTCCCAAAACTGAAGTAGATGATGAAGATGATGATGATGATGCAGATGAAACTGTAGATGAATCACCTGAAACTACTGAAGAAGAGGAAGGATCTGAAGATAAAAAACTATATGGTAAAAGAGCTGAAAAGCGAATTAAACGGCTAGTTAAACAAAGGAAAGAACTTGAAGAACGTCTTGCTAATCTTGAAGAAGAGAAAGTAAAATTCAAAAGGGAAAACCAAGAACTAGTTGGAAGATCTGCTGATTCTGAACTAGCTGCAGTTGTGCAGTATGGTGACAGACTCAAGGCTCAAGAGAGAGAAGTATTATCTTCTCTTCGTTCTGCTAAAGAAGCAGGTGATGTTGATAAAGAAATTGACGCTACAGATAAGTTAGCATCGATTAAAGCTGAAGCATTAGTTGTAAGGCAGTATGAAGAAAGAGCTAAATCAGCTTCTGCTCAAAAAGTTTCTACTGAAGAAACTGTTGAAACAAAACCACAAGCAACTCTCCCTGATAGGAAAGCTGTAACCTGGCAAAAAAGAAACTCTTGGTTTGGGGGAAATAATCAAAGCGAAAAGATTATGACTCAAGCTGCGATGATAATTCATAAGGAATTAATTGAAGAAGGAATATATCCTGATTCAGATCCTGATGAATACTATAACGAGTTAGACGCTCGTGTACGTACAGAGTTTCCTGGAAAGTTTAAACAAGACTCTTCAGTAAAAAAAGTGCAAGTAGTAGCGGGCGGAACGCGCACTTCCCCCAGTGGCAAACAAAAGGTCACACTGACAAAGTCAGAAGTAGAGACTGCCAATAAACTTGGAGTTTCGCTACAAGAGTATGCGCGACACAAAATACGCCGTGATGAGTCGGCGAGATAAGGAGTAGATGAATGACACAGGCTACTAAGACAACCCGTAAAACGCGAAGTTCGGGTACTCGCAAGACAACATGGACACCACCAAGCAAGTTGGATACACCAGCTGCACCAGATGGTGTACATTATAGATGGGTTCGACATGAACTCCTGAATGAAGATCAATCAGGAAATGTGCATGAAAGAGCTCGTCAAGGATACGAACCAGTAAAACCCGATGAACTTGGCGGGAACTGGCAATCGGATGTTTTAGACACAGGCAAGCATGCGGGTGTAGTTAGAAGTGGTGACTTAATTCTTATGAAGGTTGATCAAGAGATCGCTGACGAAAGAAATGAGTACTATGATAACAAGACCAAAATGCAAGAAAGAGCGGTCAACTCTGAATTGCAAAGCAACAATAGCGCAGCTGCACCTATCAGCCAAGACGGATCTTCCTCAGTCACACGAGGTGGAGGAAATAAAACTGCAAAGTTTGACGACTGATAGCAATATTGGTCAGAATTTTGCTTAACTATACTATGGAGGTATAAAAATGGCATATGGCCTAAAACCAAAGAAGCACGCTAAAGGTGGTTCAATTAGAACCAATAACTTTAGTGGAGCCAATGGTTACAGAATAGCCGCTACCGCACCATCCGCATTCTTCGAAGGCGATCTCGTGACTTTTTCAGCTGGAAATATCGTAACTGATATGGCCGCTGCAAGTCCAGGAGCAGTCGTAGGAGTGTTTTATGGAGCAGAGTATGTGGACAATGCATCTGGCGAAGTTAAATTCGTTAGATCAATTCCAACAGGAACTGTAGCTAAAGACAAATACAAAGTGTACGTATACGATGACCCAGATATTCTATTTGAAATGGAAGCTGATCAAGCTGCAACTGCATTAACAATTGCAGATGTAGGTAAAAATCTACAAATCGTAGCAGGACCAACAGGTTCAGCGATTACACACAAATCAGGGTTAACCGCTGACTCAAGTACAAAAGCAACAACAAACACTTTCCCAGTTACATTACTAGGCAGTGCAGAGTTGGATGATGCGTACTCAGCAGCAGGAACTACAATGGACATTTTGGTGAAAATTAATACTCATCAATTTGGACTAGGCGCTACTGGCGTAACAGGAATATAAGGGGAATATAAATGGCTATATCAAGAGCACAAATCCTTAAAGAACTAGAGCCAGGTCTTAACGCTATTTTCGGAACTGAATATAACAGATACGAAAATGAGCATGCCGTCTTGTTCGATGAGGAAACATCAAATAGAGCCTTTGAGGAAGAAGTACTCTTCCCAGGCTTTGGTAATGCAAACGAAAAATTCGAAGGCGCGGCAGTTGATTATGCTGAGTCAGGCGAAGGTTATGTATCAAGATATACACATAACACAGTTGCATTAGCATTTTCATTAACAGAAGAAGCAATGGAAGATAATCTTTATGATAAACTTTCAACTAGACTAACTAAAGCATTAGCTAGATCTATGGCTTCTACTAAGCAGCTAACAGCAGCTAACGTATATAACAATGCGTTTAATGCAGCAGTCACAGGTGGTGACGGACAGGCATTAGTATCTAATGCTCACCCACTACAAAATGGCAACAATGGTTCTAACAGACCAGCCACTTTTGCTGACTTATCTGAGACATCTTTAGAAACAGCTTTGATTGACATCGCTGGATTCACAGATGACAAAGGTATCCCAGTAGCACTTCAAGGTAAGTCTCTACACATTCCAAGACAATTGGTATTTGTAGCAGAAAGACTTATGAAGTCTCAGGGTCGTCCAGGCACAGCTGACAATGATATCAACGCTGTCAACAACATGGGTATGATTCCTAACGGTTACTTTACTAACCACAGGTTCTCAGATCCAGACGCATGGTTCATTAGAACCGACTGTCCTAATGGCACAAAGATGTTCAACAGATCATCTATGAGCACTAAGATGGAAGGCGATTTTGAAACAGGTAACGTAAGATATAAAGCCAGAGAAAGATACAGCTTCGGTTGGTCTGACTGGCGTGCTGTTTACGGTAACTCAGGCGCGTAACTAATAGAACTTAGACTAGGGGGTATTTTAAAAGTGCCCCCTTCTCAAGCAATAAATAAACAACCATGGACTGCTTAGCAGACTATATGAAAGGATTATAGACTATGGGAACAACAACTTTTTCAGGACCAGTAAACACATTAAGTGTTATCGGTCTTAACGTATATACAGTGGCTACCGCACCTGATGGTGTGGAAGGTCAAATTGCGTATTTTTCAGATGGAGCTGCAGGTGCAGCAATCCTAGCTTTTTATGATGGATCTAATTGGAAAAGAAGCGATACTGGTGCTACAATAGCATCATCTTAATTTTAACGGGGAGTTTCGGCTCCCCAACACAAGGAGGTTTATATGTCATCAAGTGACGTAAAGTTTAGTACCAGAACTTCAGACGGAAGATTTGGTAAAGACCCACAAGCTACAGATAATTTTCTGGGCAGAGTAAGGGTTCAATATATTCAAGGAGCTGGAGTGGCAACTTCAACTGTAAAACTGTATGATGGAACAGATGCTAATGGTATCCTAAGATATCAAGCAGGTTTCGGTACAGAAGGCTTAGATGTCTATGTTCCTAATGATGGTTTAGTTTTTGAAACTGGTGTGTTTATAGATTTAACAAACACTACTTCAGTAACTATTGCTTATAATTAATCTTTAACAGGTAAATTATGGCAACATCGGGTACACATACATTTAATTTAGACACAGCTGAAATTATACAGGAAGCCTACGAACGCGTAGGTTTTGATGTTAAGTCTGGTTATGATCTAGTAACAGCTAGGCGTTCCCTTAATTTAATTTTAACGAAGTGGGTAAACGAAGGAGTAAATTTATTTACTATTACTTCCCATATAATTAATCTAACTAAAGATAGCGCTACCACAACTGTAGCGGCTGGGCAATTTCTAGATATACTAGATGCGTCAGTAAGAGATACGAATAGTTCTCCAGTTTCTGATGTTAACTGCGAGAGAATTAGTTTATCAGAATATTTAAACTTCCCCACTAAGACAACATCAGGCAAGCCTGTACAATTTGCTGTTGAAAGAAACAGTCAATTCAAAGCAGCTGGTGCAAATACACATACAATATATTTATGGCCTGTTCCAAATCAAACTTATTATCAATTAAATACTTGGGCAATAAGATATCCCCAAGATGTTAATGATACGTATACCGAAAATCCTGACATACCTAGAAGATATTTACCTGCATTGATTAGTGCATTAGCAGTTGAACTTGCTAATAAAAATCCAGCTAAAGTAGATGGGGCACGTAGAGCAGAATTAAAAGCTATGTATGAACAAGAATGGCAATACGCAAAAGAAGAAGATAGAGAAAGAGCAAGTTTTTATATACGACCTAAGATTCGAGGATACTAAGAACGATGGCAAGAAGAGCTTCAGGTAAATATGCATATCTGATTGATGATCGTTCTGGCAGGAAGATACGATACAAAGATGCGAGGACTGAGTGGAACGGGCTCCGAGTACATAAGAAAGACTGGGAGCCTAAACAAAGTTTATTAGATCCACCTCACCTTGGTCCCGAAGCAACTTCACTATCAAACCCAAGACCTGACAATGATGTAGATTTAACTACAGTAAAGTTTGGTTCTTTATTTGGTAGAGGAACTCCACCTATAGTATCTAATATTGGTACTATTAATATTAATGTATCTGAAGTTGTTGATAGTACATTACTACAAACTGCTTTCAGTATTCCAACTATTGCTACAGGTTACACTTTATCTGGCGAAGCATTAACTGCAGGGCGTGGTGCTATCTCAGTTAATACAGCAGAAGATGCAGACTCTCAATTAATTCAAACAGCATTCGGATCATTTAATTTCAGTGCACAAGAAAATACAACAGGAGAAAATTTAACTAGTACGCAAGGAAGTCCTGTGTACAGCGCAAGTTCTACTCAGGTAACAACAGGTGAAAGTTTAACATCTGGACATGGATCAACTGGATTGAACTTTAGTGGTACTGAAGTGCCTGCTGGTATTGAACTATCTTCTAACGAAGGAACTTTATCTCTTCAAGCAAGTTCTACTTTAACAGCATCAAGCCAAGCAGCAGCTACAAGTTTTACTGCGCCAACAATTAATACAATAGAAGATGTAGGCGGGTTGCAACTTAGCTCAGGATTTGGTATAATATCAATTGCAATAGACGAAACAGGTTGGGGTAGTCAAACCTGGGGTTCTAATGCTTGGGGTACTTAATGGGATTAACATACGACCAACTTAAACAAAACGTACAAGACTGGCTAGAAAACTCAGCCGTGTCTTTCACTACAGCAACAGGTAGCGGGCAAGCTCCTATCGATTTGTGTATTGAATTAGCGGAATTACGTATATCTAAAGAAGCAGATTTAACTGCTTTTAGAAAACTTTCAACACTATCTCTAACAGGGGGCACATCAACAGTAGCTGTTCCTTCTGATATGGTGGTGCCTCGTTATTTAAGAATTGAAAACGGGGATTTTTTATTAGAGAAAGACGAATCATTTATTAAAGAGTATAGCAAGAATCCTACCACGAACACTGGTGCGATAAGATACTATGCTTTAAATCAAACAGGCGCGACTTACACAAGTAGTAATCGCCAAACTAATTTTTTATTTGGACCAACTCCAGCCCTTGCAACAACAGTTGAAATAGGATATACTATGAGAGTTCCAGGGTTATCATCTAGTAATCAAAATACTTATATAGGTGACAAAGCCCCAGACGCTATACTATATGGTACATTGATCGAAGCTATAGGATACATGAAAGAAACACCTCAAACAATAGAATTGTGGCAAGGTTATTACAATCGAGCAATCCAAACATTAGCTAACGAGGAACAAGTAAGAATGCGAAATGATGAGTTTCGTAATGGTGAACTAAACACAATGCAGAGAGGACAATAACGCATGGCAATTACATCAGCAATATGTAATAGTTTTAAACAAGAAATTCTTGAGGCTGAACATAATTTTACAAATGGTCAGGATACTTTTAAGATTGCTTTGATTAAAGCTCAAGCATCTCAAACGGGTACTTATAGCGCTTCAACCACAAATTATACAGACGTTACTGGAAACAGTGATGAACTCGCAGACGGCAGCGGATACACTACAGGAGGAAATACATTATCAAGTGTAACTCCTACTCTAGATGGTACAACAGCTATCTGTGATTTCGCAAATACTTCATGGTCAAGTTCTACATTTACTACAAGAGGATGCATAATTTATAATACAAATAATTCTAACGCAGCCGTAATGGTTTTAGATTTTGGTGCAGACTACTCGGTTTCTAATGGTACATTTACTATTGAGTTTCCAACAGCAGATGCAAGTAACGCAATTATAAGGATTAGTTAATGACATCTACCTGGAGTAATGGTGGTTTAAATTTACGTTTAATGACCACAGGTGAAAACGATAACACCTGGGGTAATCAAACTAATGATAACTTAAAACGTCTTGAGAACAAGATAACAGGTTATGCTTCTATTACACTATCAGGTACGACACACACATTAACATTTACTACAGACCCTACGGCTTACGCAGATGAGGATGGAAGAAACTTTGTCTTAAACTTTGCTGGATCGCCAGGGGGCACTTGTACGGTTACAGTACCTTCACTAGAGACAGTGTATATGGTATTAAATAATACGGCAGATAGTAATGATTTAATCTTAACAACTGGAAGTGGTACAACATTTACTGTACCTTCTGGGCGTGACGCGTTTATTTATTCGGATGGAACAAATGTAATTAATGCTTTAGCTGACTTGCAAGTCACTACAGTAAATGGTATAGATGTAACAAATGTTGCAACAAATGGATTTGCAATTGCTATGGCAGTTGCTTTATAAGGAGTAAGAATGGCACAAAATTTTAGAAATCAAGTAGCTAGAAATACAGGGACAAGTCCTGTAGATATTCTAGCAGAAGCAGATAGTTATGATACAGTCATAGGTATTAGGTGCACTAACATAGCAGCAACTGCTATCAATGTAGATGTCTACATTATTAGATCAGCCACTAATTATTATTTAATCAAGTCAGCCCCTATAAGTGTAGGAGGTTCTCTTGAGCTAATTGATGGTGGTGCTAAAATTGTACTAGCTTCTGGAGATAAAATTGCAGCGGTATCAGATACAGCTACATCACTAGACACAGTAGTTTCATACATAGATACAATAAGTACATAAGGAGTTAGACTTGGGTTATATAGGTAACACACCAGCGGAAAAATACCAGACTCTTCAAAAGCAGAGCTTTACAACTTCTGCAACGACAAGCTATACTTTATCATATTCAGTAACAAATCCCCAGGAAATTGCTCTTTTCATTAATAATGTAAGGCAGAATCCTAACAGTTCTTATACTGTATCAGGTACTACTCTAACGCTGTCAAGTGCAACAACAGGTACTGATGTTATGTATGCAGTATTCTTAGGTAAGAGTGTAGGTACAATAAATGTTCCTGTTGATGGAGTAGGAACTTCTCAACTTGTTGATGGTTCTATTACTAGTGCCAAGTTAGCATCAGGTGTAGTTTCTCCAGTTTATGGATTATTTTCTAAAATTGACCCAACAGTTGTTGCTTGGAGTAAAACTGCTGCTTTTACAATGGAAACAAACACAGGATTATACATTGAAGTTAATGGTGATGTTAAAACTATAGCTTCAGCAACTTCTATTACTATGCCATCAGCTACAGCTGGAACAGATTATGCTATTTGGTGTACAACTGCTGGTGCTTTAG